CTGCGGGGGATAATGCGGCGACTTTACCCGCCCCGACATTGCCGGAACTGGCGTCCGTCCGAAGATAATAGGCGACCCCGGCTCCCGCCGGAGGAATCGCGCCAAAGATGCCATCGCCAAACACAATGTAAAAGCGGTCCTCATCATCCAGATAGACCTCAAAATGCTTGTCCAATGCGCCGGAACCCACCAGAGAGTCAACCCGCGTCCATTGATCCGCCCCCCACCAAATGTCAATGCCGTTGTAGGCTATGTCTTTGACGCGAGGGGGTACGGTCTCGGACAGTAATACACTTTGGCTGGCCGTGCTTCCGTCCGAAGTTAATGCGTGCGTCACCAAGGTTCCTTGAACCACGTCCACGTCCAGGAAGGAGTTGGCGGGAACGGCCACGTCCACGGGGATAACGAACGGGAGCGACGTGACGGTTTCCACGGTCTGCGCGGCGTGTGTGTACTTAGAGAAACTTACCGGCCCCCCCGAGGTATTAGTCAGACGAATCGTTCCGACGGCGGAGTAGGGGGGTTTCAATTCATAGGCAATGCCCCGGCATAGGTGTTTGACGTTTTTCCGCTGTCTCGCCTGCATGAGGAAGCATTCCCCGACGTTGTTGTCGGCGTAAAACTGCATTGTAGACATCATGCCTGCCAGGAGTTCCAAAATGACCATGCCGGGGTCGTATTCATTGAAATCCGTCCAGAGGTCCGTGAGCTTCGGGATCTGAGTCACTGCCTCTTCGCGGATCTTCCCGAAGTCTCTGGCCAGGAGGGATAGTTTTGCGTTTGCCATGGGGATCTCCTTAACGCACCACGTTGGCGTAGTTCTCGCCGGTAATCAGGTCCTGCGTCGGCATCGCCCCCTGTTGGAAGGGGTAGGTATATGTTCCGGATACCGGTGTTCCGATGACTGTGTACTCGATGACGAGTGCAGTGGCATTATTCTCCGCGTCCACCAGAAAAGTCGCTCCCGTGACGGAAATGATTGGCACCCAGCGCTGCAACGCCTCGACGGAGTACAGATAGATCAAATCCCGCCCCGCTTCGTCAATAAAATCGAAGAGACATTCATCGAGGAGAGAGCCGCACTCATTATTCATGAATCGCTCACTCAAGGAAGTTTGCAGAATCATTTTGATAGCGTCATTGATTTTGTCCAAGCTGGTATCTGTCGCCGTACCCCGAACATTCCCACGTTGGGAGAACGTGAACGGCAATTTGATGCCTTTCCCAATCCGGGACAAGGAGTCCATGAAGTTTGAGGACATTAGCTCCCCTCCGCTAAGTTCTTGTCATGAAATCCAGCCGACCAGGATGCTTGTGCTGGGATTACGATGGTATCGGGCGCGCCCCCGCTACCTGAAAATTTAACTAACGTGCTTCCTACGGTAACAATACGACTCGTGCCCGTAGGGGTTGTCGCGGTCACATCTTGGAGTGTGGAGTAGTCTGCTGTGTACTGTCCAGACACAATCCCACGGACCCATTGAAACACAGTATCTCCTGTCTGATTACCAGGCCCGGCGTGTTTAACTGCTGTTTGGATACCGGCTCCGGCCGAGTCTGACATTTTTAAATTTACGGCTGCTCCAACAGTGATTACTGTAACAGTTCCAAGGGAATATGAAAACACAGCGTCAACGCCTACCATTTCTCTCTGTAGGGTCATGTTATACCAACTCGTGCGTGGCTTCGCCACCGATGGCCAATGTACGCGCTTTGGATCCGGCCTTGTCGGTGATGTACGCAAAGTCATCCGTAGCTTTTATTGTTGCCGTCTGCGCGGCAGTATCAGCCAAGACGCCGTAAAATTCTGTTGAGGATATTTTTGATCCTACTTCACACACTCCAGCGGATACTCCAATTCCAAGAGAATTATCAGGAAGCACGTCCCCAAGGTAGACCAGTTTCACGGCACTCGTCGCCGTCACCGTCAACGCGGTTCCGACTAAAAGGAGGTCCCCGCTATCCAAGGCGGTAAAGGAGCCTGTACACGCGACGAACACCCCTTGGGCCGAGGCAACGGAACTTGCGCTGATCGTAATAGATACTGCGTGGGCGACCAAGGGACCATCGCCCTCAAAAGCATCAAAGGTGGAATCTAAGGCATGGACGCGCAAGGCTTCGGTCAACGTCCAATCTCCCGCCCATGTGTCCCCTTGGGACTGCATGCGGCTGGCACCAGAAACCGTGTACGCTGTGGCCGTGATTGAGGAGTCCTCGCTGTGGATAGCGGCGGCATTCAGGGTAACCGTTCCCGTGAGAGTTAACGTCGCCTCCCGGAACGTGGCGGCAAGGTTGGTCAGCGTACTGGAATCGCTGGACGCCGTAATAGTCGCCTTCTCCACGCGCAGGGAACCTTGAAAGGTCTTAAACGCCGTGCCGGAACTGGTGTACATTCCTCCATAGATGGCCACGGACCCGGTTGCGCCCATTTCCCACAAAGCACCCGTGGCGTTGACGGTCATCCCACTCTCAGTCAGTGTGGTTTGCACTCCCATATACACGTAGGGCCCCAAGCAATTGACCGTTGTGTCGTCCAAGCGCACCGTGGCCGAGGAACAGGACAGAATCTTAATCAATCCAGCGCTTGCGAAATTTAACGTCCCCCCCTGATGACTGAGGTGAATGTTCCCGCCCCCCACCACCTCCATGTAGTGCTTGGTGCCGGACAACGTTCCCATACGGGTTGCAATAACCGTGCAGTCACCATCCAGGATCTTGATAAAGGAATCCGTCAATTCCGCGTTGGCCTTCACATTGTCCAAGCGCAGAGTAGTCCCCGTCAACTCGAACGCGGGCCCCACGGCTTGCAGGTTATCCACGGTGTCAATGGTAAGGTCGCTATCCTGTGCCACCATCCATTGTCCCGCTGATTCTGTGGTCTTAATGTTATGTGCCTTTACGGTGGAATCCGCCACGGACATGCCCTTGATAAACCCACCCTCCGTGGAGATATTCTCCAGTGTAATTTCCGACTGATTGGTGGCTTGAATGGAGCCTCCGGTCCCCTTGACGAATTGCTTGACATTGCGTAGCTCCAACCGACCTTGATCCATGTTGATCGCGGCGGGGTAAGTGCCCAACTGGAGGATATCCGTAACACCGTCCAAGGCGATCACGCCACGTTCCAGGCATTCAATGACCCACCCCTCTTGACACGCCAACGTGGAGAGGTTCCGTCCGACGAGGGTTCCCTTGCTGCGCACGCCGCCATTCTGGGACATCCACGTCCCGTAGACATTCTCCACCAACATGTATCCGTCCGCTTCCACGTCGAGAATCAACCCGTTGACCTGACACTCCCCGACGCTGTTCATGTGCAAGCGCGCGTGTTTAACCGTGAACAGGGTCCCCGCCTGAGTAGACAGAAACTGTACCGTGTCCTGAGGAAAGCGTGTCTCGGAGGCCAAGCGCCCGTACAGCCTGTCGTCTTGCGGAGATCCTTCCACGGTTACCGTGGAATAATCATCCAATGTATAAAACGGGTCCGATGCGCTGGCCGGGGCAAACTGGCATCCCGTGAAGGTCACTCGGCCTCCGCGTATCATGATTGTGCCCGTGATCTTGCAGTCCCGGAATTCAATTCGGCAATTAGTCAAAGAAATATCTTTTACTTCACATTGGTAGATGTTGCCTGTTTGCACGTTGTCCAGTTCCACCGTGTCAATGGTACTCCGGCTGATGTTGACCCACCCTCCAGTGCCGTCCAAGCGGTCCACGGCGCTATCGTATAGATTCAGATCTACGCCGGGCTGTAGGGTGGCGTTACCCGTCCCCTGGTCCAGGACAACCCTGTACAGCTTGTAGGGCAGAGCCGCCGAAGGAGTGAGGTGTTCGCGGATCGTCGCATTAATGTCCATGCATTTCTCCATGGACCATTAGGTCCCCGGTTCCTCGCACGTCCCCGTCTACGTAGACATTGCCCCGAACAGCCACGTCTCCCTCCAATGTCGTGCGCTCGCCGACGATAGTCACTTCCGTGGCGGCGAGGCGCATCCGGTTGGCGTCAGCGCGGATGCCAAATTGTTGCACTCCCTGTAGAGTGTTTTCGATGCGGAATTCCCCTCGGGAAAGATTGGCGTGAATAAGAAGTTCTTGGTCTCCATTAGGTTCCCGAAGAACAATTTCCAAGCCTCTGTTCCCCGTGAAGGATCGTAGGGCGATCTCTTGCCCCAGGAAGTCAAACAAAAGAACTTCACCCCCCTGTAGAGGCAACTTCGGACCAACGGCTCCCTCTTTGTTGGCGTAGTCCGGTATCTCCGCGTCATGACGGCGGAACGCATTCCCCGTATTGGCGACGGTGCTGATGCGGCCGGAAACTTTAAGACCCTGCCCCAAACGGTCCAGAATTTCAACCGCTTCCGCCTCATCCCGGTCGTCAATGAGAAACAGTGCTCCCTTGGGACTCTTGTACAGGACCAAGGTTGAAGGGACAAAGTTCTTATTCCGGTTTGTTTCCTCTGGGGCGTCCTGCCCGACGGGGGCATGCCAAGGCGTCCGGTTCTCCCCGATCATGTCTCCTTCGGTCTCAGGGAGCTCGTCTGTGGCAAGATAGGTCACATCGTCCACTTCTTGGATACTAATATTTGCACCCATGTAGACAATATTCTCTTGGTTCCCAGCCTCAAATAACACCATAACCGCTGTTCCAACGGGAGGAACAAGAAATTCCCCAAAGTCGTTTCCCGACGGGGCGCAAATCCCTGGAACCGCCCATTTCAAGTCCTCGGTGGTCATACGGCCTTCGTCGGCGAACCCATGAAGCGTCGGAACCCGGACCTTGCACCGCTTGAGTCCCAGAGGGTCTGCGTTGAATTCCACTACTCCGCGCACCATGACAAAGAGTTGACCTCCAGGGCCAACAATCTTTTGCTGTGTTACGTTATGCCGGAACCGGCGCTGCCCCTTAGCAATCGTCATGCGTTCACCCGACCTACCGTAGGCTCCTGTCCACTATGCGAGCCGTTTTTCAACAGGGTCAGCGTAGTCTCGAATGTTCCCGGCGTTATGGTATCTGTAATTTCATTTATAAGGTAGATTCCAGATGTGTGATCCAAAGCACCGTTTCCGCAGAAGATATTTGCTTTTATAGTCTCATTGGCTTTGATAGTAGGATCTCCCATTAAAATCATGGTCGCCTCATAGCATGCCATGTCCATCATCGAAACCCATAATTCCGTAGCACGTGCCTGTGTCACGACCGGATTTGGTTGGGCCGGTTGAACTAGTTTTAAATTACTGGCGTCTTTGGAGCGATTGAGCTGGCGTCCTCCTGTAGTAACTTTGGTGCTGGTGTTTTCGTTATTGCTGACCCGGTAGACCTCCGCCTTTCCCGTGACACTATTGATGGTTGCGGTTTCAATCGCAGCTCCCCCCGTTCCAATGCCTTGGGCCATGGCTCCTTGGAATTGTGTTACCCAATTCAAAACGGGGGTCTCTTTGTTGTTCCACCACGTGTACTCTCTCTTAGGAGATTCCTCATAAGCTGGAGGCCTAAATATAAGGGTTTTCGTATCATCCTCAAACGCAACGGTGTGCCCGGATCGGCCGCTTTCCTCATCCACGGATTCCGGGGCAAGGACGTGTTTGACAAAGTCCAGGTCACTCATATTGGACTGGTTGTAGACGCGCATTTCCGCTTGTGTCCCACGCAGTCCTTGACAGCGATCCATCATCGCCGCGCAGCGTTTGGTTCGTTCGTCTGTCTTCCAGCCGTTCTCTACCGCAATTTGCGACACAATCTCATTGATGCTTTTATCCCGCCATACCCGTGTTTTTAGTTCGCTTTGACCTGAGAGGAAGATTTGGGAAATCCCTGAAATTTCAATCTCTTTCCCCTCCGATTTTATGTCCGGCTTCCAATCCACGTCCGCAGAACTCTTGTACCATGGAGACATCAGTCCCCCGACATACCCATACCGGAACTCCAGAATACGATCCCCCCCAAATAACTCCGCCTCCACACGGGTCCACTCGCTGTCCGAAACCCGAATTGCGACAGTGTTTCCCTGATCCTCCATGGACCGCACATGGGTAAGGCTTAACAGCATTTGTGGGCGTGATCCGAAGCTGGATAGGTACAGACTACCCAACTTTACTTCCGCGTAGGCTAAGAACGGCTGCGGGACATAGGCGGTGCTGCCACGTAAATTGGTCATCGGATGATCTCCGCGTATACGACCCGCTTGGAGGGGATACGAAGCACCGTCCCAACGGGAGTCTCGTCCATGGGGAAGAATATCGCATTGGCCACGGCAATCACCCACCACAGCGTATCGTCCAGATAGTACTTGTACGCCAACTTATCCAACCGCGCTACTTCATTCGGTTTGATAATGTGAAACTCGTCGTCAGGATTTGACGCGATAGCTGGAATCGTCGGAACCTCATAGTACAAGACTCCGCTATCCTGGACGAGGCCTACGACGTACCACAGGGATTTCATCTCCTTTAGACGATCCCGGTAGTACGCCGCCTGAACGGGAAGTTCGTTGGTCACTTTTGATGTGCTCCCGTTTGCACTTCTTTGTAACTGATGGAGGAGTCACGAATCTCCATAATTTGCAAGGTGATCTCAACGTGCATAGGCAGGCGTGCGTCCAAGTCCCACGGGGTGTCATCCGGCACGTCCACGTTCCACGACGTGATGACGCCGGTCATCTTCAACCAATTCTCAATTTTAAGAATGCAACGGGGGGGCGTACCCGCACCGTTGCTATGGTCGGGGTATAGCGTGGATTGCAGCTTCCACACGTAGTCCTTAATCTTCGCTGTGTCTATTTTGGAGTCTTTGGGGTCGGCAAAGAAGATGAAGGTCACACCTATGGTGCGAGGGCCGGAGTTGTTGTACCCCTGAATGGGTGCGCTACGGCCGATGATTTCAGACGCGCTATAGGCTGCGGAGTTGGACTCAGACAGTCCTTTGGGCTTGAACTGAAAGGGAATTTTCACCCCGCCGACGATTTGCAAATAAGACTTCGGAACGGGAAAGGTAACCCCGTTGGAGGATGCGGAATCACCGGTAGTGGGGAAGAAGGGCATAGCTATGACTGCACCGATGACAAGTCTTGGGGCGCGTATGCGGGCATAGTTCGAGAATACCCGGAGTTACGCCGCGCCGCCGAAGCAGGTGCCTTCTTGTCTTTCGTGTCCGCTTCTACCAGGTCGTTGTTCTTTTCATTTGCTACCAGGATGCTTTTCAAGTGCTTGTTCTGCTCACGGGTTTCCATGAGAAGTTGTTGCGACACGTCCAATGTGGTGGCGTAGGGTTTCTTTTCCTTTCCAGCAACTAACGCCTTGCCTACAGGAACCGCCTGTGGAGCGGCTTGCGGAGCTGCCTTTCCCCCTAGGAACCGGCCAAGGATGCCGCCTGCAAATTGTGCCACGGCTCCAAGGGCTTTCAACACTTTGTCTAGTCCTAAGAACTCTAAAATACGGTTGCCAATAGCCTGAATGGGCTTGATGAACGTGTCCTGCACAAAGGCTGCAATCTTTTGCGCGATGCCTTGCAGGCCGGATAGGAACTGTCCCACCCACCCTTTAACCCCTTTGGATAATCCTGTTAACGCCCTTACCGGACTTGTAAAAAGCGTTTTCCAGAACCGAATTACGGATTTTTCGGCTTTTATAAGCCAAGTAATGACTTTTATCACGGCTTGAAACACTTTTACTACGATTTTAAGACTAAACGCCACGTATTTCAGTTGAAGAACCAACCCTTTCCCAAGAACTTTAACCAGTAATCCGACGGCAGCTCCCACGTACTCAAAAAACACCTTCGCACCTTCACCCTTACTTTTAAACAGCCCAATTTCTTGGAAAATATCCACTATAGCCGACCAAAGATCCTTGAACGCGGGAATCAAAGGCTTTAAAGCGTCCATCACCTCTTTAAACCCTTCTCGTACGGGCCCCCATGCCTCCTGTAAGCCTTGCAGGACATTATCTTTGAAGAGTACCCAACCAGACTTCAAAGACGACCACAGGGCCTTAAACGGGGCTGCCAATTTTCCGAGGAACTTGTCCCATGCCGCCAATGCTTCCTTACCACCAAGTTTCTCAATCAGTGGCCGCAGAACATACTTGTTGAAAAGTTTCACCAAGTCAAACGCCAGGAATGCAATTCCGATGCCTCCCAATAATCGCAGGCCTAATTTAAGCCCTATTTTAGGGAGAAATTTCAAAATAGGGGATAAGGCGCTCTGGAAAAGCCCCAAGACTTTGCCCCCTTTACCCTTCCCTAAGATGGATCCCAGAAATCCTCCAGGAGATATGCCCGAGAGCTTGTCCAGGACCTTTCCAACAGCAGGTATTTTCTTAGCGATCCCAAGAAATCCGCTAAGTTTGTCGGTAATTGTGCTGGCAATCCCAACCCCTGACAACGCGCCGGATAACATAACGAGGGCAACGGCGGCGGCCTTGACGGGCCCTGGAATCTTGGAGACAATGGCAAAGAATGGTTCCGTCACCTTCAAGGCCAGCTTTAACCCCGCAATCAACGGGGATAACACGGGCAGGACAAAGTTTCCAATGACGTTCTTCCACAGGGCTTTGAGCTGGTCTTTCAAATCAGAGACAGTGCCTCGGAAACTATCATAGGTCGTGTCCAAAGTATCAGTTTTTCCGTTCGCCTCCGTCATGGACTTGGCGATCTTGTCAATCTCAGCCTCGGAAGCGTTGCGCAGAGTTCTCAGCATATCTGCGCTGCTTCCGGTCATTCGGGCGTAGTTGTCAATCATCCCCGCATTCATCCCTTTGGCTTTGCGTGCCATCCCCTTAACCAGCGCCGTCATGGCTTTGTCAATGCCCTTGCCGGAATTGATAGCCTCACGCGCGGCGCGGGCGGACATTCCCCCCAAGGGGGCGTAGATGCCGAGCAGTTTATGCCCGTCCACGTCAGCGGCGTCCCCGACTTTTTGGAGCATGTCCAGAATGTCGCTTTCTCCCACGCCGATTTGCCCGAAGAGTCCACGCACGGCCAGGAGTTGCTTCTGCACGGATTCCCGCAGATCCCCGGCTCGGAAGCGCTTGACGTAATCTTGCGCCTGTCCCAGGAAGCCCATCAATTCCGTCGTGGACTCCCCTGTGGCCTTGGCGACGTTGAGCATGGCGGATCCAATGCGGTTGATGCCCTCAGGGGATAAGCGGTTGATCCGCACCTGATTGGCGATGAATTCCGCCGCTTCCGCGTTGCCCATGCCGAAAACCTTAGCATATTTCACTCCGCTGGAGGTCAAGGTATCCAGTTGATCGGCCGCGATCCCTGACTTGGCGTACGCACCAAAGAACTCCCCGATGAGGGCGGAGTCTACTTTGAGCTTGGCTCCCAGGTTAACGGCTTGGTCGGTGAGGGCTTTAATGCCCGCAGCCCCCACCTCCACGCCCTTGGCAGACGCGGCGACACCTGCCATAGTATTCTGGAGGTCCGCCATGTCGTCAATGGCATCGCCGAAGGCCAACATGCCCGCGATGGAGCCCAGTTGGGCTACCCAGCTATCCGTGATGCGCATAGCCTTGCGGACAAACAACTTGTACTCCACTTCTTTTCGCCGCATGTCCTTGGCGGATAGCACCTTTTCCAGGAACCCGGATTTTTCCGCCGACGAGGCCTTGGGCATCAGGGCGTCAATCCATCGACGCCCCGTGCGGATCATGGCCGTCTCCCCTTGCTCCTTCCCGATTTTCTCCATGTTCCGGATCAGCACATTCAACCGCCCGGCTACCTCGTCCGCCTGCTCCTTCTTGGCGAACTGCTTGAAGGCGTCCCCCCACTTCTTAATGGTGTTCTCGGTGACGCCAACGGATGTGGATGAGGCCTTTTCCGCCGACACGATCCGCTTCTTGAACCGCTCCCAACGGTCGCCGATATTCTTCAAAGGACGGGTCATATCGTCCTTCAACGAATACACGTATTGCATGGCGAGCAGTTCAGTGTCGGCGGCCATTATTTCCCTTTCGTCATGTGCGCGACCTCATCCGCGTACTTATCCAGCCTGGCCATCCACCACTGGCGCTGGGCGATGGTCATCTCCTCGATTTCCGTCAGTTGTAGCTTTCCCCCCATTTTCAGGAGGAATTCCTGTTCGAGAATATCCTCCCACGTTGATCTTGGGCCGAAAAAACTCCGCGGACGGCTGCACGTCCTGCCGGGTCTCATGCCCGCATTCGGGGCACACGGCTACGGTTTCCATCACAAACCCGAATTGCTTGTCCCGCATGGCGGTTTCGAGGAACTGCGCGTCGTACATCACGAGGTCGTCCAGAACCTCGATCTTTCGGCGCATGGAGAAATTGGCGCTCATGTCCTCGCCGTCGATGCTGACCACGGCCTGCGCCATACGCACGACCATGATGATGTTCTTGAGGTCCTCCAGGGCTTTCTTGCGCGCCTCAGGGTCCCGTTCCTGGGCCGCGTCCTCCATGATCTTGCGCACGCGCTTGGTGATCTCCGGCTCATCCTTACCGAACAGGTAGCGCCACCCGAATTTCTTGCCGCACACGGGGAGCACGGTGTAAAACGGCGGCTTGTCCTCTTCCGTGGCCACCAGCGTGTCCAGGTCGTCGGGCCACCGCATGTAATGCGTGTACTTGCTCTCACACCGGGGGCAGATCATAGTCTGCTCAATGTCGTGCCCCAGACTGATGGACCGCAGGACCACCATCAGGTACATGACATCCATCAGGAGCAGCTCGTTCGGCGGGAACGGGAGATCCGTGCATTCGCTGAAAATCTGGAGCATTGTCTTGAACATGGTATCGTTCGTGACCGACGCCAGAAGGCGCTCATGCCGGGTTTTCATGGGAGTGACGGTTACGATGCCGTCCGGAGGCTGCCCCCCGTAAAACAATCCCGCAGAGGGGAGGCGGATCTCCGTGGGGCCGAACCGGCTGGTTTCCTTGTTGAGCGAGGGGGTTACAATTTTCACTTCCGACATGGTGTTCTCCTTCAGTTATTTTTCTCTCCGTCGGGTCTCTATCGTCGGTTGTCGGAAGTAAGCGTGGGAAGAAACAATGTCTCTACGGTGGGGATTATGCCTCCTTGATGAACTTGTCGAAGGCGATGGTGACGGGGATGCCGATTTCCTCAGCGCTTCCGTGTTCCAGTGCCACGGAGCCTATAGCAGACGGCCAGGCGTTGATGAGCTTGAACTTGCGCTCTATGCTGCCGTCACTGGACACGAGCAACAGATAGCCGTTTTTCTTATACTGGTCATTGGACTTAATTGCGCCCGTCTCGGGATCGTATACCGATTTCCGCCACTGGATCACCTTGTCAAAGGAGTCCTGGTCCACGAAGTCCCGGATAACGATCTCCCCCTCCTCAATCGTCACCATGCCGGGGTACTTGGAGAAGGTGTTCATGTACGGCATGGACATGACTTCATTGGACTCCGAGGGAGTGAAGGCGCTCTTGACCATCAGCTTGAGCGTGTCCCCTCCCGGAAAGCCGTCGAACTCCAACTCGAAATGCCCCGAGCGCTGCGGTTCAAACTTCCCGCCGGAAACCAAGTGCCCCGCGTCCATTCTTGACATGAGTGACTCCTTTATTGTCCCCTCAGAAAAAGACCACTCCCCCCCGGTTGCCGGGGGAGAGGGTCTCGACGGAGAGGGGGTTCATGAAGGCCATTAGATAGTGAACTCGTTCAGGTCCGCGCCGGAGGGCGTGACCACGAAGTCGATCTGGATGATTTCCGCCACGCGCGTGGGGTCCAAGATAATGACCCCGTGCATTTCATTCCGGGCAATGGCGTCCGGGGGATTGGTGGCCGCGTCACACTTGACGGCGTAGCTATTCAACCCCCGGCGGTTCTTGACGCCCTCCAGGAACGGTTCCACCAACCCCTTGAACCGCCGCCAGGTCACGGCATCGTCCAATTGGAACAACAGCAGGTAGGAAGATGCAGCAATCGTCTTGCGGAGGTACAGGAGCAACCGGCGGACGTTGATCCGATCCATGGCCGTCGGGGCGCGTTGGAGCGTCCGCTGACCGAAGATGGTTACGCCATGACGCGGGGGAGCGATGATGGGATTGACCGCGTTGCCGTTCCCATACAGGAGATCCCGGTCCCCCTGATCCGCCTCGAATTCCAGTTCCATCACGTTGATGAGACGACCGTAGACGGGACCGGCGGGAGCCTGCCAGACCTCGGCGTTGAAGTCGGTGTAGGCGATGGCTCCCGCGACGAAGCCGGACGGCGGAACCCACACTTCCTGCTTGTTCGTGTAGTCCTGGACCTTCAACCACGGCCAGAATAGCGCGCCGTAGGACGAGTCATAGGCGACATGCGAACTGTTGGGGGCCAACCAGCCGTTGTGCCAGTCGATCACTTCCGACACGTCAAAGCCGATGGGAGGATCAATCAGGGCCAGGCAGTCACCCCGTGTCTCCGCGATGGTCAGCAGTTCCGTGACGACGGCATGGGCGTACTCGCCGGGGACAGCCAGAAGATTGACATCCACGCGGTCCACATTAGTGAACGCCTGGAGGGACGCGACGAAATCCGCGTCCAAGGCCGCTGCATCCACACCGGCGGCCAGGGTGAAGGTCCCCAACGTAGGAGTTGTCAACGTGGATCCCGTCATGTCGATCTCAATGTAATGCGAGGAGATCTTTTTCATGATGAAATACGGGGATGTGGGGTCCATGTCCAGCACGTCCGCGACGTAAAGGGAATTCCCGCCTGTATCCTTGACAGTTAACTTGAATGTGCTGGAAATACTGCCCGCAGACGTGACGACCTGGAACCCGTTGGCCCAGACGCCTTTGGAATAGGCGTACGCGGTAAACGCCGTTCCGCCGGAGGCCACGCCGGTGTACGTGACATTATCCCATCCTAACGCGGTTTCGCAAAGGGAATCGGCATGCATGGTGAGGTTAGAGGCCGCACCTGTAGTCAAGGAGGAAATCTTAATCTTGTTGTTGACAACTTCCGCCAGGCCCCACAGGCTGAAATCCGTCAGAGCGTTGATAGCGGTAGCAACCTGCGACGCCGTCAGCGTCCCGCCGCCGAGGTAACCAGTGATTGTGTGACCCGTGTCAATGACCAACTTGATGTAATCCGTCCCCGCGATGACATCCGCGCCCGCCTTTGCCACGCCGACGGCTGCTGTAAATCCCAACGTGGTATAGCAATCGTTGGCGACGGCGGTAACCGTGAACGTGGCGGCCGCGCCCGTAGTATTGTGTGTAACCTTGATCTTGCCTCCATCGGGAGCAAACGTTAGTCCAGCGGATCCAGCGTTCAATTCACCGCAGATTTGCGCGGCCGTTCGACTGCCAGCGGTCAACGTGACCGTATAGGGCGACGCGCCGGGATCTGGAACAATGGCCACCAGGAACTTGTCATTCACGCCGGTGGAGATGTTGAAGTTCTCCGCCTCGATCCCCGTGAACGTCGCGGCCTGCGCGTCCACGTGCGCCACGAGCGTAAACGGCCCCGCCACGGTGCCGGTATGCGATCCAGGCGTGGCTCCAGCCGTCACAATAATCCGTGCTTCATCGGCGGCAGCTCCGGTGGTGCGTAGCACTTTGGCGTTTTTCCCGTTCCGCAGGTACGCAATGACGGCGTAGGTGGCCAGATAATTAGGATTCACATTGCCAAACTCTAACGCTAAATCCAGAACGTTGGTGATGTCCGTGATTTTGTCCGTACGCCCCTTTTCAAACTCCCCGGCGACGCCGAAGATGCACGTGGACAGATTGGCCACATAGGCCGAGAGATCCCGTTCTGTGGTGTAAATTCCAGGGCTGACATGTACAGACATGGGGTCTCCTTAACGTCCGGCGCGGCGGCCCGCGCGGTTAAACGCGGCCGGTTTGGGGGAGTCCTCGGCGGGAGCGGTTCCGGGAACGTCGGGAACGTCCTGAATGAGAATGCGCTTGTTGGCGACGTTCTTGTACGACTCCGGCACAAATTCCTCGTTGGGAATAGGATCGCTCCGACCATACGCCTTGAGGCGGAGGACTTGTCCCCCGCGCAACACGACGCTCATTGCCTGGTTCAAACGATTCAGGACGATCTTCATCATGACTCCTCATGCCATAGTTCGGCAGTCTGGTTCTCTGTTCTGACACCCTCGGGTTTGGAAGATTCGGCCCCAGCGCAAGGCTCAACCCTCCTGGAGAACGATCTCGGCGACCAAGGTAGGCTCGGCGTCGCCAGGTTGTTGAACGTACGCATCGACAAGCACCTTGCGGACGGTGCGCGCCCATTCCGGTGTAAACTGTAACGGCATCTCCACCTGCAACGATGCAGTCAGGCGCAGACGGCGCTCCTGCTCCAAGCCCTCTAAATCAGAGTTGTCCACCAAGGGAGGCTCCCAAATAATGTCAACTCGCCACCGGCCCGGATGGTCCGGAAGTTCAATGGATGACGATATGACCTTTCGTGGGAACTTCTGATTGAAGAGCACGATAAATTCATTGATGTCCCTGTGCCACTTGGCTTCAAAGTCCATCTGGTATGGGACTCGTATCCACCGGGGAATCTGGACCACCTTCATCAGGTTCCCATCACGGGACAGTTCCAAATCACGTAATAGCGCGTTGCTCTCCCCCTCAGAAAGGTCAAATCCAAAGGACTTTTGCAAGGTCAGCGACGGGAACCGCAACCGGTCGGCCTCATTATCCGGGAGCAGAAAGCTATTTTGCGGGTCCACGTCCTTTTGATACGCCAATTCTGGCCTTGGAACGACCATGACGGGGACGACGGTCACCTTCGCTGAGGGTAGGGTCAGCGTGAAATACGTCTGCAATAGAGCATCCACGGACCCTATCGGATTAGGAACTACGTTCACTTGGGGGCTCATGAGTTCTTCCTCTTGTACTTGACGCCCTTGCGCACGTCGTCCCGGATCGGCTTTAGCACGTCCTTTTGAAATCGACGGAAGGTCTTAGCCATCTCGCGTTTGATCTTCGCCGCCACGGGCCGCCAGCTTTGACGTGCTGGGATATTGCGGGACGGAACGCCAAACTCCATCCATCGGGCGATCTTGGGCAACATGGGGCCGTCATACCGGCCCGTGAGGGGATTCTGGTGCCGCCGACGCAGGGGACCGACGACAATGCGATCTTTGGTCGTCCACCGGGCGGAAATACTTCTGACGTAATCCCCTCCCGCGATCAGCTTCCGAAGATCCAACCGGTTGCGTTCCTTGAACTGGAGATACTTCGGGGATAAGGGCTTCCACCGGTACAATTGCGTGTCGATGACGCTCTTGACCTCCTCAGCCTGCGCCTGCGCAATCTTCATGGCCACGATTCGGGACAGCACCATGCCTTTCTTCTTGAAGACATTGAGGTGGACGGTCACTGGATTCGTGGTGGCCACCGTGGACCGCACCCGTAGAGTCATCGGACGCTCCGACCCCGGCGGGGGGGATTGACCTTGTCATGGTGATAGAGCCGCATGAAGACGGAGTAGATGAGTTGGTATTCCTGGTTGGCGAAGTTGTCCATGGGGTCCGTGTCTTTGATTTCGTAGTACTGATCGTCAATGACCAGTAGGTCCCCGATCAACGGCCATTCCACGTTCATCTCGCGCAACATGTCCACGCTGAAATGGCACTTCAACTCCCGCGTGGAGTCCATTCCGGCCTTGGTCAAGTTCGGATCCCAACCGGGTTTATCGTCTACATACCCTTCCACGGAATAGGCGCTATACAATATGCGGTCAGGAGACTCCAAGTAGATTTTACTCGCCTCATCAGGGGTATTCTTCCACTTCCAGATTTCAATTTTCTTAAAGAACGTCTTCCATGCGTCCATCACGACATGGCTGAAAAACTCCCTGTCCGTACTTGATGCGGCCAGTTTGGCGGGAATCGTCCCCCGAAAGCGTCCCATGTCATCCCCACAGCAGGAGGATATCCGCCGTCAAGGACACGGACTCCGCCTGTGCTGCCTCCGCGCCGGGCTCCAACTTACCAAAGCGCTGTTTGGCCCAGGAGGCGATACCACGGACCACGGCCACGAGGAACTTAGCCGACGTTGGGCCGGGCCAGGGGAACGAAGCCCCCAGGAGGCCCGTGGCCAAGAGCAGAAGGAGCTTCACCCCATCCGTACCCGCAAATAACGCCGATAGGGAGAACTGACCGGTCAGCGCCTTCACGGCGTCCGTCAGGTCAAAATCATACTTGACATCCCCCGTGAATGCCATGTTCAGCCAAATGTAAATCAGGAGGCCAGCGACGGCCACGCCCGCCAAGGTTCTGGTCTTCGGGTGGGATTTAAGAAACTGGTCTAATGCCTCCAGCCGTTCTCCGGTCCACTTCCCTACTCCGCTCTTGGCTACGTAGTCGGCGATGGCATCCAAAACGTTTTTATAGGCTTCAAAGCCCTTTTTCAGCACGTCCCATAGCTTCTTGATATCCCAACCGATCTTAGAAAACAGCGCAAATACCGTTTTGTCCAGGAACCCCTTCACCAGGTCCTTTACGCTGGTTCCCGTCTCTACGGCCAGCGTCTTGATGAAATTGAACTTGGCTTTCAATGCGACGGGCACGGGTAGAGAGAACTCCTCCAAGCGGGTTCCGTAATCCGTTACCTTGGCATACCAGCAGAACTCCGCGTACTCCCGCTCGTATAGCACTACGACTCCTCATCGTCCAAGGTATCGACTTCCTGTTGCAGTTCTTCAACCTTGGCATCCAACTTCACACGGAACGCCGTCAGTTTCTCCTTGAAGTCTTTGGCCGCCGTGTAGAGATGGTCAAATTCATCCTGAAGCCCCCACCGGCGGAATCCATGCCCCGCCTGTTGCTGCACCAGGGCGTTCGCCAACTCCTCCCAAGCACTGTCCATGGAGGTTACGGCATCCTCAACGTCAGACAACGCCATGGACGCCGTGTGCGTCTCAGCGAACTTATCCCACAGAACCACTATCGCTTCTCCAAGAGATAGATCAGCAGTTCACCGACGCTGGGCGGAACTCCCAACTCGGTCACGTGCGCGGGGAACTTCACGCTCTGCGATAGACGCACCACTTCCCGCAAGGGCCGGTTCTCACAGTACATCTGGAGAGTCTGCCCAAGTTTCTTGACATCCTTGAGCGTGTCCGTGGCCACTTGTAACGCCAAATCGTCGGAGTCCACGCCGGTTTTCACCGTCACGGCTTGCACGCAGGATATGAGATTGCCTCCCGCGTTGTACACGCGAATGAACTCCTCCGTGAGGGGCTCATTGCGCAACTCCAAACGAATTTGCCGCAGGACAAAAGCAATGATCTTCTGCGTGATCCAGCGTTTCATAACTACCCCCATCGCGGGAATAGCGTCGCAGAGGAATTTTTCAACTCCTCGATCAGCGCTTCCCGCTCTTCTTTGCTTTCCGTGAGTAAACGTTCCCCGTCCATCTGGAGTGTCGTGCCCGCAACGGGAACCGCGTCATATTTTGACCTCGCTCGTCCCAAAGGCTCCTTGACGGCCGCCAACGTATACCGCTTGATCCAGTCGTGATCCGTCTGTGGCACCCGCTCCAGGTCATCGGGGTACAGGCCCGGTTGCAACCAATCCACGGTCACTTTGCAACTGGTGCCGGGAGAGACGATTTTCAGTTCATCCGTGTAGTAGTCATAGTACCAGTCCGGATCGGATCCAAGGATGCGCCCCGTCAGGTCCAGCCACTTCTGGGATAGCTCTACCGTGTGCAGATCCACGGAGGTAGGCGCGAACACGCGGACGCCCATGGGGGCAAACAGACCTCCGCCATCCAAGGATCGGAGCGGGCTCAACTCCGTTTCTCGGACAATGCGGCAGTTGGATAAGCCTTTGCACCCGTCCGGAGGGATGATGGTGGACGAGTCCGCAGGCTGATTATAGGTTTTGATGATCCGGAGCGGCTTGTGCTTGAAATACTTCTCCACGGCTTCTTGCAAAGCATCCGTGTAGTCGTCCGGCCGGATTTCCAAGTCTACCGTGTTGCCACCGAGCTTCCGGCGCACCCAATCCCGAATCGCGGTCTCCGTCAGCGTCGCGGTGGCCATAGGCCCCCCTACTCCGCCGCAGTAGCTTCAGCAATACGCTGGATGAGCAGGTCCTTGGAGACGCCGAAGCTCTTAACGCCGAGCTTCTTGGCTTCCTCACGGAGTTCGGTCATGTCCAGACCGGCCAATTCCTCTTTGATGGATTCCACACTGAGGGTGGGCAACGCCTCAGACGCGCCCACAGGCTCCTGGGCGGCCTCCACGACCGGTTCCGCAAGGGAAGGCTCTGGAACAGGTTCCGGCGAAGGTTCAGGCGCAACCTTTGCGACTTTCACGGGAGGAGGAACACTTACAGGAGCGGGCGTCGAAACGGGCGCAGCCGTCAACGGATAGGGAAGGGACATGTCCTCCCCGTTGCGATGCCGTTGCAGAATGTCCATGTACTCCGGCATCGTCTGCGCCTCGTCCAACTTCGTCTTGGGCCACCATACGAGGGTCTCCGGCGTGGCGGAATCCATTCCAACGAGGAATTCCCCGGCGTAGCGCCGCCACCAGACCCCCGCAACCACCTGGCCAGGAAGAATGAGAATCGAACCCCCCCGAGGCGTCGGGAGGGTTCGAGGATTTGACTTCGCGTTTTTCCAGAATTCCATGAGGAGGTCTACCCTTACGACTGGGTGACGAGCCCCTTCACGTAGTAGTTCTTGTTGATGATCTTCTTGGCGTACCGGGTCATGAGGCCCTTGCGGAGCTTCATGTCATCCAGCTCGTACGTCGCGGTGGTGTAGAGCGGGATGTACGGGAGCAGGACATACCCGGCGTCCACGGTGGAGTTGGTCCCTTTGGCCACGACGAGATAGGTGTTGGGGTCCATGTCGGGATCCCTGTAGCAATCCCACCGGTTGTTGAGCTTGCCGACGAAGATCACGCCGTCGCCCTTGAGCGTGTCACCCTTGAAGGTGGGGAGCGACTCGATCTCATTGGAGACGTTCTCGCCCATGACCACGGCGGATGCGATCTGCTTCTTGACCTTGCGGTGCACGACGCCAGACGCCTGGATGAACTTGCTGGGGAGCAGCATCTTGTGCGTCAGGGGGTCCTGGCCCAGGCCGGGGGTGAGGTCGAAGACGCCGACGGAGGTGCTATCCGCGACGGACAGCAGGTCGGTGATGACTTCCCGGTCGGTCTCATACCGGAACTGCTCACCAACATCGGCCACCAAGTCGGCCTCTGCGTCACCGCCATGAATCGCGGCGTAGTCCTGCTGCGCTTCCACGGACCAGACGATCCGTAGCTTGCGGGGCATGGCCTGCACGGGAACCGAGGAGATGACGAATTCGAGGCTGGGCGTGTCGGCGCTGCCTTCGGAATCATATGTGTAGGAGATGGAGATGTTGGCCAGGGAATCAGGGGCGTCAGCGAACACCACGGCGATGGCACCGGTGGTGTAGTTGACGGTCCCGGAGGAAATCTCGGGGCCGACGATTCCACCCGCGCCGTCATCCTGGAACTGGACGGTCACGCTGCCCACGATGGTCTCTCCCACGACGGAACCGGGCCGGATGGGGTGATAGGACAGAACGGAGGACCCGAACGAGGTGGTCCCGCCGTCACCGACCCACCCGGCCGGGACTTCCATGGGAACCGTCTCGGACGAGTATGTGGAATCCGCCGTGGCGTGGCCGACCTGGGAGCCGAAGGCCGTATCGCCGCGCCGAATCCTACCCTTGTTGCTCCCGTAGATCACATCGCGGTAGAACACGAGCGAAATGGGGCCCGGCATGGGCTGCATGGCCACGAGGTCCTTGGAAATAAGGTTGGGGTACGTGTGCCGGACGATGGGAAGAGCGTACTTGGCGAAGGAGCCGATGTTGATGGCCCGCACGTCCTCTTCCAGGTTGTTGATGTACCGGAACTCGTTCTCCAGCATGCAGGCCGTGATGTGCCGATCCCACCCCTCCAGCGGGGTCTTGCCGTCCTTCTGGACCAGCCACTTCTCCCACACCTTCTTCTTGGAGATGTGCGCCAGTTTTCCCAGGTATTCCTCGTACAATTGCTTATGGTCCATGTCGTCCTCCTTGTGGTCTGACTGTTGGGTTTGGGGCCTACCGGCCGCCGCGCATCGCAACGGACTTCAGGGCAAGCTCCACGCCCCTCGGACCATTCATTGACTCTTTCAGGTTCCTCAGTGACCGATCCCGCGCCGCCACCATTCCCTCGGACTGAGGAATCGCCAAAGTATCGTCTTCCTCTTCCACGGGCTCCAGTTCCAGATTTTCCTCTTCATCGACGGGCTTGTCCTCGGCCTCCGGACCCGCGATCAGGCTGGTCAGAAGGTCATCCTCTTCCTCTTCAACGGGGGGAGCGGGAGGAGTGGGAGGGACCGCTTCCGCGAGCGGCTTGCCTGCCTTGGGCTTGCCGAGGAATTCCGTGATGGGGACCGTCCCCTTCTTCACGACGCTCTTGATCCTACCGACCATCTCCTCGATGACCTTGGCGTAGGAATCGGCCTTGGCCGCTTCCGTCTTGAGCTTCTCGATGATGCCCGACGCGCGGTTGAGAGCGGTCGTGTACTGCGCCGACCGGGCGAGGTAGCGCTGCCGCATCTCCAGGATGGTTTTGACCAGTTGCTTGGTGTCCATCTTGGAGAGCTTGGATTCCCACTTCTTGGCTTCCATCTTGTCCCCCTCGCATCCCTCCGGAAGCTCGGGGTCCTCATCCTCTTCCTCCATGGGGATCTCGGGCTTCTCCTCTTCCTCCACGGGCGGGACGGGAGCGGGCTTGGGAGGAACTACTTCCGCCTCAGGGACTTCCGGCTTCTCCTCTTCCTCCGGCGGGAATTCCTGGTCCAGCAGCTTCACGCGGGACTCTTCCAGCCGGGCCGACAGGGTGTCAATGGCGGGGACGAGCGAGGGGTCGATCTCCCGCAGGCCGTGGATGTCCGACTGGATATCCAGGATCTGCTCGCAGATGACGGGCATCGCCTTAGGGTCCACCTTCTTCGGGTTGATGCCGAAAATCGTCCGGGCTTCGGACTCGGCTTCCTTGAACAGCATCCTGGCGTCTTTCGCCATGTCTTCCTCCTTGTTGGGCTTGTGCGTGATGGTACGTTCCACGAGTGCTGGGATGGCGTCGGCAACGGATTGGCGGTACACAAAGTCGAAGGTCTCAAAGTCAAACCCTTCCGGCTTCACGTACTCCAGACCATCCCGCAGCACCACATCTCCCGTCGAGCGGGAGGACACTCCAATTTGGACTTTCTTGCGGGCGTACTCCTGCAACAGCGCTCCCCGAGGGGTATCCAGAACTTCCGCCTCCAGGAACACTTCCTTGTTCTCTTTCCACAGGCGCGTCAGAACAGCGGCCCCTCGTTCCAAGCGGGTTTCGCCGTCATTGGGATGATCCAATTCCATGATGACGGCGCGGGACGCAATGCGTTTCTGCAACCCCTCGTCATGCACGACGCCTTCCCACAGTTCATCGGGGTATACACGTCGATTGCCGTTCGGCTTATCGCCCTCCTGGCACTTCCCGCGAAGCACCATGGGGCGATACCCGCCGTCCGTCTTCAACGCCTCCTGGAGAACCTCACAGGAAAACGCAAACGGGGCTTTTCGTTCGTCGAGTTGCTTTTTCATAGCAGCTTACCCGTCGAGGACTCGAAGGCTCCGGACCGGAAATTCCACGTGTAATCCAGCATGGAATTGGCATGATCGGGCTGAACGCCCTTGGACAGTAGAATCCGCTTGATGGCCGCAGGGGATTCCACGATGGTATCCCCTCCGATGTCCAGCATGAAACTGGCGTCCATGCCCGTGCCTATCTTCTCGATCCGAACCAACATTACTCGGCGACGACCAGCTTGCGCAGCAGGACGAAATCGGAGGCCAGCGATGCCACGAGCGCGGCCATGCCAGGCTGCCAGTTGAGGGTGAAGTCCAGGGTGATCTTGGTGTTGGCGCTGGGCGCACCGCCGCCGAAGGTCAGGGAGATGTAGCCGTTGGCGTAATCAATGGCCCCCGCCGTGAGGAAGCTGGCCGGGGTGAACGTGCCGTTGGCCAGACCAACCGTGGTGTGTGCAACGGCGGGATCGCCCTCGTACCAGTGCAGGGTCACCACGTAAGCCCCACCAGCCGGGACGGCGATGGGGACGCGGGTCACGAGCTTCTTGAACGCGGTCAGGACGCCATCGGCGTCGCCAAGTTCATAGCCCGTGGTCACGAGAATGTCCGTGACGCGCTGCGGCATGATCTCATAGGTCCCGTTCTGGTCGGAATCGAACGCCCGCAGTGCCGTCAGCGCGGACCCAAGGTTGGTCAGCGCGTTCTGGAGAGTTCGGTCCTTGAAGTCTCCGGCGTCCTGGACGGACAGATCCGGGAGCTTTCGATTGTCCACATTCGGGAATCCAACATTGCTCATGAAGAGCCTCCTTGAGTTTTCAGACACTTCTCTGACCAAAAATCCCCGCATGAATAACGGGGACTTTGCGCAAAGAGGCTTATTTTTCAGGAATTCTATAACGCAGGGCTAAATGGCGAACTCCTCCAGCTTGAGATATCCGGATGTGGTTGGCAAGCGACCGGACTTGGCATACCGGAGTTCTGGTATCTCCACACTGACCCATAGTCCGAGCACAAGTTGAAGCTCAAAGTAGCCCTGCACGTTGGTGGTCGTCAGCACGGAATAAGCATCAATCCACGACCCATCGGAGGACTGTTGCGGGGCCTTGGAAAGCGCCACCTGGACCTCCGCGTCCGCAATGGGATTTCCTTTCGGGTCTAAAATCCAGCCATACAGGACCACGTGCCCCGGAATCGGCGGCGTGATCTCCTCAGAGGTTCCCAAAACATCCACGGACGCGGCGTGATCCAGCACAGTCAGTACAACGGGCATAACGGACCACGTTGTCCGCAAGCGGGACGCCCAGACATGATAAACTCCCGTGGCCAGACCCAGGACAACGATCCCGTCCGGGTCCGTCGTCAGTCCCGTGGTAATCAAGGCGGTGTCATCACTGTTGTACACGGAGATATGCGTGTCAGGGAACGGATCTCCAGACACCAGTGCCTTGGCGGTGATGGTGACCGGCCAAGGCCCACCAGCGCCTTGACCGGATCCTAATCCCTCCCTTGTCAGGGACGCAATGAGGGTATTGTCCGATGCCCAGGAAACCACGATTTCGTCTTTGGCGCGGTCGGCCACGTCGGGAAACCCCACGAGCCTGTAGAGTCCTGGAACGTCGGCGTCCGTCTCCAACGTGAGTGCTGGTAGCGTCACCGCCGCTCCCGTGTATAAATTGCGCCATTGAATGTCAAGGTCATTCAGCACGACGCCCACAGCGGGGTTTCCCGTTGTGGGGTCGAGGATTTGCAGAGAGGGGAGTCTCATGGGAATCTACTTCGACGCAGCCACCGTTATGCCAAAGAGCAGGTACTTTCCCAGGCCCAAAATAATCGCACCAGCAATGATGGCTAAGAGCCACTTCATAAACGTCAAGGCGTTGGCGGCGTCGTTTACTTTGGTTTCCATGCCGACAATCGCCCCCTTCAAGCGGTCCTCGCTTTCCTTGTGCAAGGTATCCTGCTTGTCCTTATATTGGGCGAGCAACTGAATGTGCTCCGCGCACCGAGTCCGCTGCTCCGACGCCCCGTCCCGGAAGGTTTGGAGGATTTCCGAAACCATGCCGTTGTTGAGACGCGCGCTGATCGCCGATAGCTGTTGCGCGACCGTGGCCATCTGCTGAGCGGCATTTTGGCTGACTTCAACAATGGCTTTCAGTTCCGCTTGCGTTACGGCTCGCCCCATCTTCAATCTCCTCCAAACATCTTTCGACGACTTCTAAGTCCTTGCCAATGGCTTGAATTCCGGTCCTCAGCGCGTTTCCCAGAGCATCTTGTTTGGTTACAAGAGCCAAAGCCTCCGTGACGGTATCACGCACCCGCTGGCCTTGAACGCACACCATCAGACTCCTGCTTGGCGATCCACGCCTGCATGGCCAGGGCTTCCGTGTCGGCCATCGCCGCCTTGCGTCCGCACCCCTCGCACTCGACCACGTAGCGCTGGTTCATGCGAAGGAGCAGTTGCATGGGCGACCGGCATTCGGAGCATGGCGTGAGGAAGATCCTGTGCATTTAGCACGGGTTAGTAATTGTAATTAAGAAACCACGTGTTGGTGGACTCGTCCGCGACGAAGATCACCTGCTTGTTGGTGTAGTCCGTCCAGAAATCCGTATCCTCCAGTTTTTCGGTCGGCGAGTGACCCGTTATCGCAGCGGTGACGATGGAATACGCGCCGGTGTACTCGGCATAGAGAGGAATCTGCTTGAGCGTCACAAGCCCGGAGGCGTCATAGCGCAGGCCATTGTCCACGTAAAGGTCAAAGGTCTTAGCGGCACCGGCGGCGCTGACGGCGAAGCCCCAGGCGTCCGTGTCACTGCGGGTCAGTGCGGAGACGTTGAAGCGCACGTAGGTCCAGGTTGTAGCTGTCAGTGCGGGGAAATTAACGTACTGCGTTCCGCCCGTCCCATCCACCAGTTTCAGCTTAGCGTCGCCCGCGTCCAACGCAATCGAGGCGTTCGCCCACAGGCCGACGTACTCTCCGGTCCAGTTCTCGCTGACGTGGGTCACAGCGTCGTTCACGGCGTCATTCAGGGCGGCAGTACCGTCACAGGAGAGCTTGAGGGACCCGGTTCCCTTGCGATAGGTCACGGCGTCGGCGGCGACGGTGAAGTGGATATCGGAAGCAACCCAGTTTCCAATCACCTCAAAAGAGTCCAGAAGATCATAGCCGGTATTCACCAGGCCATCGAACATCTCAAAGCGTTGGTGCGACGTCCGGGAATCCACGTAATTCTTTGTCGCGGCATCCTGCGCCGAAGTCGGATCGAGGAGGTTCTGAGCCACGGAATTGCTGAATCCGACGGCTTTGACGGTTGGATTCAGGATAATGGAATCGTCCGAGGACAGGGTATGCCCCACGACATTAAACTCATGAATTTCCACCCCACCGGTCCCGCCGTTAATGTCAACCTTGCCGGTGCCTTTAGCGGTTACCGCGATGCTGGCGTTGACTGCGGCGGCCTCTGCGGAAACGGTGAATCCACCTTCGCCGGTAACCATGGAGATAGAGCCGTTGCCCTTTCCGGTTAAGCTCGCGGATGCGTTGGTCGCGGCAGAACTGGACCAAGCAAAATCAGCGGCGGACGTGATGGACGGAATGATCAAGCCCGCGAAGGTTGGCGTGGTGGACGTTTTTGTGCTTTGATCAAACCAGTCGCTAAGTGTAGGGTTTCCGCTTAGGGTCAACGAGCGAGCCGCGTCACCGGTGATGATGGTGAATATCCGGTCCGCCGTAAGATTGGATCCCGGCTTGATGATTAAGTCATGGGTAGCGTTCGTATCCAGGATGTGCAGGCTTTCATTCCCGAAGGTCCACACCCCGGCCGCGCCGAAGGAAATGGCCCCATCGTACCCGATTTTGAAGTAGCTCGTGCCGTTGGCCGACTGGACATCGAAGAGCGGCTGTGTCTGGCTGGCCACGCGCCGGAGGGTGAACAGCGCTTGCGCGGAGGTCACGGGCTTGGTCGGGTCAAACTCCAGGAGCATCCCCTGGGTCTGGAGCTTGAAGTTCTCCCCGTGCATGGGCCAGGTCGGCCGTGTGTAAGTATCCGCGTTGAGGACGGTTCCGAATAGAATCACGAGGGTGAGAACGGCGAAGAATCGTAGTTTCATAAATTCCTCCTTTGCGCTGGTTCGCTCAATAGTCTGACAGGACCGCTTGAAAAAACAAAACACGGTCGGTAACTTCTCATCCCTCCAGAAATAAGAGTGCGCCGCGCTTAATTGCGAAAATGTATGCCCGTTGCTACATCTGAACGATGTCGTACAGGTGTTGCAATCTCTTGGGGAGTAGTTTGCTCATTGCGGGCACACGCACTTATCCAACGCGGTTACCCATGTACAGTTATCTCTGCATAGTGGCATCGCGTTGCGTCCAGGTGAAGTCAGTGGACAGCAGGATGGCACCGGACCGCGTGTAGACGTTGACATGTGACCTATCGCCGGGGGCGTTGTACATGGCGAACGCCGTCGCGTGGACCGGGCCCGGCAGCGGACTAATCCAGTAATCGGCGACCCATTTCCCGGCGTTCCAATACTCAATTTTGGCCGATGCGCCGGTCCACCATCCGGGATGGTTCTCGGGGTGAATCCAGATTGAATATTGCACTTGCGGCGGGTAGGGCACCGCCCGAAGGACAACGGTCTTCGGGGCCGTCGCACACGATAGCAGGACCATGCACAGCAGCGCGGCGAGGAAGATGCGGGGCATCAGTTATTACTCCGGCTGATTTCGTAGTAGGAATTATCGGCTGCGACATAGAGGACGATATTGTCCCCTACGCTGTCGGGTGCCCACGCGGCGGAGAGCGCGAAGTTCCCCGCGTCCGCGATGCTGATCGGGTTCGTCGCGCTCCCGACAATCAGGATGTAGATCTGACCAACGGTGGGGTTGTCGAGGTCGGTGATGGCCGTGGCCCCGCCGTTCGCAACGCTGGTCCAGATTCGCGCCCCGCGAACATCTGGCGTTACATCGTCAACGGTCAACGCGGCGGTGCCGTTGAGTTGCACCACGCCGCTTTCGTCTGGCATGACCTGGAACCGGTCGGCGGTCGGATTCGTTTGCACCATTTCGGCCTCGAAGCCGTCGGCAACAGACCCTTCCGCGAACCACAGCGCGGGCGTGGCAGTGTTCTGATTGTATCCGAAATTGACGGAATTGGCTGCACCGTAGGCGGTCCCGTAGGCATGCACTCCCGTACCAGCGTAGAACTGACTGCCAATAGAGAGCGATGACCCGCAAGTGGCCCCGAATCCAGTCGGGTCTATTGCCACCTTGTTCGCGGCGGTGCCCTGTATCAAAATAAAATCGTTTGTATTTAGAGCGTTTCGGACTGCGATGGATGCCCCGTTCGGCATGCGAATTAGGCCCGTAGCCGCGGCCGGGTTTGTACCCAATGAAATGACTGTGCTGGCGTCGCCGGTGATGTTTCCGTTGAATGTGGCATCGTCTTCTGAATGGAATTTCCCTCTGTTGTAAATGCCATAGTTCGCGACGCCGGAGGTCGGGGCGTTGACATACAGGGAGTATGCCGTCGTGGCGGTGATGCCAGCGCTCTTGGTCGGGGCCAATAGCGCCAGCGTTGCGAGCGCAGTGATTGTCCGCGCCGATCCGTCGTCATCGGCATCAACCCCGAGGCGCGTGCCGTACATTTCCGTGAGGGCGCTTGCGGCAACAATTCGCGGTGCCGTCCATATTCCGTAGCCAGTTGTGTTCGCACCGCCCAGCGTCAAATCATCCTGTCCAAGCCCCTCCCCGATCATGAAGAGCGTGTTGGCATGCGGGCCTGCCACTTGGCTTCCGAGGCCGATTTTGCTAAAGTTCTGCGCCGCCGTCCATGTGTTCGCGTTCGCCAGGTTGAGCCCCAGCGTATACGGGTCGCCGGAAGTGCCAGCGCCCAAGCGCGTCAGGGTGGCGTTCGTGGCGTTCGTTACCTCGTTGCCCGTGACCGCGTCACCATCCGCAGGCAGTGCCGTTGCCGCCCATGCCCCCGCGCTCGCCGTCAGCACCTTGCCATCGTCCCCAGGGTTCGCGGGCGTCGGCAGGCGCGGGTCTACCTCAGCGGGGAGCGCCGACCATTCCGCGTCGCCGCGTGCGGCCGTTAGAACCTTGCCATCATCAGTTGGATCAACAGGGATAGGCAGGCGTGGATCTACCTCAGCTTGAATGTCGGATATAAGGGCCAGGGTTCCAGTAGCCGTAGGCCACGCTATATCATGCGTGTGGCCGCTATGCGTTAAACGCCATAAGCCAGGCGGCACTACTGAGTAGTACGATGCAGACGGCTCAGGCGAGGTCTGATACATCCATGTCCCTGTGATCATCTCATCCACATCCCTATGCGTTGCGATGGGGTCGGCCTCGGCAGTCACAGGAGCATCGGTAGCACAATTAACTACACTACCATCAGTTACACACCATTTCGTATTTGTTAATGTTCCTACTTTAGGATCAACCTCTGCGGTCACGGCAGTCTGCCAGGACAATGCCCCGCTTCCATTCGTCTGCATGAATTCACCAGCATCACCGTCATCCGGTGGGAGCGTATAGGCGATATTCTGTGTTTGGCTTCCAGCGGAAAACGTAGTCCGATAGCACGCCGCCCCACTATCGTCTGAAGAAATGAACGTCAACGGGGCAGGGATAGACAGGCACGACGCCGGGTAATTGTCGTATCCGATTTCCACGCCGGCATGGAATTTCGGAACGAGCGTTGTAGTCCGGCCGCGTCCCAACACAGTCGCCAGCGTGTCAGTTTCTACCCCAGAAATATCAGCATTAGTTAAAGCATGACCATGAAAATCCCAATCCCCTGTAGAATCCACTTCACACATGGGGGCAGCATCGGTATCCAGGATATCAAAAATATTCTGTACTTGCCCCGTTGCTTTCTTCAAAGTCATTGACGCCCGTGTAGATAGAGAGGCATCAGGTTGAAGTTGATAAAGATTGCCCTGCTTATGCATCCGATGATTCGCTCCCGTCTCATCCACGACAGGGATTTGCGCAAGGCACGGTAGGGCAATGAGAAGAATCAAGCGTAGCAGCGCGTTTTTCATAACCTCTCCTTAAAATTCAATGTTACTAAATTGTAGGGTATCTTGACCTTCATCCAGGATTGTTCCGCCATCGTACAGGAAGCACTCGGAAACAATTATTTTCCCCTCCGAGGCAGGCAGAATATGCACGGTCCCCAAGGAACGGCAACGGGTGACGATTGCAAGCACGGTCCCGGAAGAGGAAACTCCATTAAGATTCAGCCCTCCTGCAAACTGGCAATCCTGGACGCGGATGGATTCGGACAGGGTGAGATTGAGAGTCACGGCACCTGAGAAGGCCAGACCCTCAAACGTAATCTCTGTCCCGGTTGTTATATCGGCCAGCACCCCCCCCGCGAACGAGAACACCGTCCCGGATTCCCCCAGGATACGGAGATTGGACACGGAGGCCAAGGTTAACGTCTCCACGCCCGTAAACGCATACGTTCCAGCGGGGCAGAAGATAGTATACCCACCCCCCTCCCCTGCGGCGAACGCGACGGCAGCAAGCAGCTTGTCCTTGTAGGTGGCACCGGCGTACCGGCGGATGTCCAGCCAGGGGCCGGATGCTATCACTCGGGGGGCGTAATTCCAACCACTCAATGGCATAAAAATTCCTTGCGCGCGGTCATACTACTCTGACAGGAAGCCGTTTTGTTCCAAGCGCAGAACACAAAAAGACCGGGGAAACCCCGGTCTTAGGTATGCATGCTGTAAAGAACCCTACTTTACGTGGAAAGTGAATTTGTACAAAGTTCCGTCAGGACTAGCTTGCCAGGAGATGTTGGAGAACGTGGCATAGGCCCCAGGCTCATTAGGATTATAAATGGCCGTGTACAGGCGGACCGTATGCGGCACCGTCGGCAGACAGTCCATGGAAATCCGCATGACCTGATCGGAGGGCAACTTGTCCTTGTCCAGGTCGTTGCACGCTCCCAGAAATTCAAATTCCCAACGGTAGCCCGTAAGATCCTTCTGGCTGTCGGAGAGGAATGTGCCTTCGTAAGCGTACACGGTTTTGTCCGGCTCGATCGGGGTTTCGCTGGTGAACCAATTGTCACATGACACGAGCGGGAGCATGAGTAGAATGAAGATAAGAGCAAACTTTTTCATGATAACCTCCTTCAAGGTTTAACGGCTTCGACGGTGTACCATACTTCCATGGATCCCGCAGGGGAGACCCTCTTAAACTTCCACCCCACGCCATCCGTCAGCATGAAGATTTCTTTGGGTGGAATGGCGGTCCCCGGTGACTTGAACTCCGCTTGAATCAGGCCGGATGCGCCCGAGTCCCACTGCATGGAGCACTTCGTGAATGGGACGGGAAGCGGCTCAGCATCTTTCTTTGACCAGAGCCATCCGAAGGCCAAGGTCCCGGCGAACAGAACGACCAACGAAAACACCAACACACTACGCAGTTTCATAAACCCTCCTTTTCTGGATTGCCGCCTTTAAATACCATGTGAAATTCCGTTTGTCAAGGGCTTCACGATGCTCTGTGTACCGCCGCACGTCGGCAATCAGGATGGCGGAGTACACGGGATCGAAGTCATGCATGATGACCACGCGCGCGTCGATATAGTACCGGTGATCGTACGGAATGAAGTACGTCAACGTCACCAGATTGGACGCAGCCGCGTCGGATTCGGAGTGATCCACGCGGCGGAACTGTGCGAAATATTTCCGTATCAGGAGATTTCCTAAGGTATGAATCGGCGACCAATCCTGCCACGAAATGTTGGGTTCTTGGAAAATATCTCTCCCCAAGGCTTGAAGTTCCAACTGAAATGCGTACGGACCCAAACGATCCCGATGGGGGGATGTATCCGATCTCCCCAATTCCAACAGAATGCGATTAGCCGCCCGACGAGCGATTCCCCCGAGCATTACTGAAGCAGTCGGTCCACGACCGCAGGAATGCTTTCCAAAACTCCGTCAAACTCCCGCAGGTTACTCCCGTCAGAGCTTACAACGCCCGCGAGGCGCAGCCACTTCCCGCAATCCCGGAATCCATCGGGGATCTGCGCGAATGGGCACACGTCATGGTCCAAGATGCATAATTCCTCCGTGTAAAACGGGCAAGCAAACTTCTGCACGAATGCATCCATCACCCTACATCCTCAAAAATGTCCTTGATCGCTGTTTCGCCTTCTTGCCCAACCTGCTTCAACGCCCTTGCACGCGCCTTCCACAGGTCACTACGCAAGAACAACATGAGCAAGTCGTCTCCATTGGGACGGAGGAACCGGACGGGGTAGTATATCTCCCCCACGGCAATTTCGCCAACCTTATACTCCCGGTTTTTCACTCCCTCGGCCTCCACGAGCACCGATTGGATGTCGGAGCGATGAAATAGCCTCTTCCAAAGAGCCTTGAACATCAGATACCTCCCAGAGCGTAGTCTACGGAGCATGCCCCGACCGCTTGGACGGAAACTGCCGTGAATTCCACCCCAACCAACAGCAGGAAGTCATCGCACGGGAACACGATAGTATCCCCATCATTGTCCAAGGTGACGTTCACATACCCACCGGACACGGAGATCAATAGCGCCTTGATGGTAGCCATGCCAGACAACGGCAAGGAAAACACCACCCCGGATAGAAGTTCAATCTGCCCGTCATGGACGATGGTACAGGTCTGATTTGGGGCAAATTCCCCAAGCAGCGTTGTTCCCAACGTATCCGAGCGGGAAATGGACAAATCCGCCGATAGTACGGTCATCGCGTTAGCAACCCCTCCAGTGTTCGGTCCAAGTCCGCCAAGCGACCGACGAATTCCAAGTACTGCGCCTCCATAAATGGAATCGCGTGTGCTGCCTCAAGCATGTCCCGCATTTGGGATAGTGCTCCGTGGATGGATTCCAAGAACTCCTTGATCCTGGGGGCCGTAGAACGACCCCTGTCAGCGCCCTGAGCAGCTATAGCGCGCAATTCCTCCTCCGCCGTGGCTTCCAGACCCTCATACAGGGCAATGAGGTCCTGGAGGCGCTCAGAGCCCTCCTGCATGGTCGCCTTAGGCATATCCGAGTCCGGCCAAAGCTCCAAAGTCTTGCCTTTCCGGCGGAGAATGTACTTATTCTTGCCCCAAGTGCCCTTGAATGCCCCGTCGTTGTGCGCTCCAAAGGCGGAAATCAGGATTCGACCATCCACGGAATCCGGATTGTACACGGTGACGAAGGCGGGAGTCTCTCCAATGCTGGCCGAGGACACAAACCCGTCCTCAAACAGATCAAACCGGCGCTTCCGGCGTCCGCTTGGGTTCCTTTGGATGACCAACTCCTCGGAAAGTGTCATATATCCCCGGAACTCAGCATGGCCTTCAGTTCATCCTTAACGCGACGGGCGGTATCCCCCCGCCAATCCACGGAACGGGAGTAGAGCATCTCCAACAGGGAAGTCATTAGGACTTTAACCCCGCGCGGGCCATGTCCCGGATCTGCGCCAGATCCAAGGCATCTCCGGTCAACTCGATGCTCTTACCGAGAGCATGAAACTTCTGTTGCCGACCCGCAATCATAGCTACGGCGGCCTTCTCAATCGCCTGTAAGGCGGCTACAGCCGAGGACTCCTGAACGGGCGTCTCTTCCTTCAACAGTTCTTCGACAAGACTTGGCATGCTATTCTGACAGCCTGGAGAGACCATCTTACTTACCGCCGTGAGCCTTCATGCCTGCCAGGAGTTGCGCGCGTGTGGGCGCTTTCTCTGAAAAGGCTTTGAATTTTTCATCGGAAACGAACCGCACGAGCAATCGGCACTTACAACCAATTACGCAGGCGGTCCGAGCTTCCTTTGGCAAGGTTGGTATATTCTGCTTGGAGAAGGGAGACATTTTTAGAAGCCATTGGCAGGTCTGGCAATGCTCAGCTTTTGGATTCATGATCCAGTAGATCAAGGCATTACCAGGTGTGGCCATGACTCTGCCAGACTCGAAGGCCATGCGTAGGGAGTTCCCGTAAAGCTTGGTCCGGTCGGCCATGTTCATCTTACTTCCACGACCCACGCGCTCGGCCGCCACGTCATCCACGAATTTGTTGAAGTACTTGGACTCGTCCGTCAGCGTTCGCTCCAACCACTCCCGATCCTTGGCCGTTAGCGGCGGAGGCTCATCCTTTTTCATGCTGGCCACGTAGCCCCGGACGCCTCCGGCCTGCAACCCCAAGGAAAAGGCCCGCCGGTACATCTCCCGGAACAAGCCTTTAGCGTCCCGTTGGAACTTGGCGCGGGTTTCATCCCCATAGCGGAATTTGCGCAACAGTCTCCCGAGGGTTTCCGTAAAGTCCGCTTCCACGACCTTGTAGTCTTCCAAGGCGCGCTTGGCGTCTTGGCGCTTGACGCGCTGGAGGTACTCGGGGGATATGGACGCGACATATTTCCCCACAAGATCACGGGTGCTCGGCTTATGCAATCCTGCGTGCTTGGTGAAGGACTTGGCCTCGGTGAGATACTCCACCGTGTCCAAGAGGTCCAGGACCTCAATTACTGACCGTTGAGGATCCATTTGATGGCGTTGGCGCAGGCCTCTTGCAAGGCAGGAGCGGGCGTAAACTTCAAGCGGGACCGGCGGTCAAACTCCTTGGATCTGCGGTTGCCCGAGAATCCAAAGGAGTAAGACCGGGGCTCGATGATGCGAATGGAGAAAATGCCCAGCCCCCCCACCTGTACTTCCTCCCCGTGTCTCAGCGCATCCGACGCCACCGTAGACATCGTGGCCAAGATAATGGCCAATTCCTTGTTGGGAATATCAATTCCTTGGGAGAATAGAACGTCTCGAATCCGTTGTAAAAAGTCATTTTTGCGTAGCAACTTATGCTTCCTCCGTTAAGTCCTGTGCGATACTACCCGCCAGCCGGTCCCGGATTTTCTCAAGGCGACGGCTCAACTCCGCCAATTGCTTGTCGGAGGCAATGCCCTCCATGCCGGAGAGTAACGTCTGTACCACGCCCACCCCCAGGTTCTGGTCCGGAGCCAACGCCAACTTCTGCATAATGTCCGATGGGATTTGCATGAAGGCGGAAGTCAGCCACTTAATCCACTCCGCCTTGTTCCAGCCCGCCACGTCAGCAAAGTCCGAAACGGCGGAAATGGCATCGGCAGATTCCCGAAGGTTGTCCAGCACCTGCTTGACGTAGACCTGGGACGCCACCTCCGTCATGATCTCAAACTTAGGTATCCCGTTCGGGAATAGCCCCTTCATGGTCACGTGTCGTAAGACCATTTGCTTAACGCCTGCGCAGAACGCCAACTGCAACCGCTCAATGACCCTGGCAAATCGCACGTCCTGGAACATGAGATAGCGCCCCTTGTCCCACCCAGAGGAGTCGTTCTCATCAAAGAACCCCTTGGGAAGGCGGGTGGCTACGCGCAGCTTGTTCCGGAAGTACTGCAAGTCCAGGATTTCCCCAACATTCCCCTCGGCCTTGATGTACTCCACGCTGGAGTTGTTCCCCTCCTTCGTGGGCCAGAAAATGTCTTCCAGGACGTTGTTGGGATCGACGGCGATCTTGAATTCCCCCGTGGCGGGGTCAATGACGGACCGCCCCTTGACGAACTTCATGTACTCCTGGACGAGACGCATCTGATCGTAGAGCGTCGCCGCCGACCCCACGTCCACTTTGAACACCCTGCGGTCGATGGACCGATTCAACCGGAAGATCTGTACGGTGATTTCCAGCATGTCAAGAATTCGCCAAGGCTTGATGGCGGGATCCAGCATGCTCTTGCCTTCGATCTGGGATGCAGAGAAATCCGGGATGCGGAAGTGAACGAAATCGGATGCAGGGTACAAGCCGTTGACGCCCACGGGAAAGATTTCAGCCAATTGCGGAGCCCGCCATCCAATGAGCTTGCCCTGTTCCAGTTCCGGCTCCGCTAGAGACGGGTGCAGGAGAATAAACCGGTAAACACCTTTCTCCTTGCTTTTACGCAGGTAGACCAGGATTTCGCCATACTTGGCCAAGGCGCGGCAGATACCGAACGCGAAGTTCTCCAGACCGGTGGCTTGGATCATCGCGTCCGCTTCCTTCTGAATGGTGGGGTCTTTACTGACGGCCCAGGTGACGCGCTTGGTGGCGAAGTTCCGTTGTGTGGCCTCCTCCGCATAGGTATCCAAGGCGACAGATATCTCGCCGCAGTCCATATCCATGATATCGAAGTCTACGAAGCGGGAATTCCGGTCCAGATAGCGCCGGAACATCTGGCGCTGGTACGCCTCCAGGGATACCACGCGGTCCAGCGCCTGCGTGTTGGCCAATTGGCCCAACCGGGCGAACGTCTGGTCCATCCCCCTTATACCCGGATCCGCCGCCCTGGCCCATTGCCTCGGCGTCACATGCGCGATACTCAGCATCCTCTTGAGCAATGACTGCCCCACAGTGCCTCCTAAGGTTTATAACCCTGCGTAACCCAGGATTCGTCTTCGGTTTCGGTTGCTACTGTTCTGACAAGTCCGGCCCCCTTCGGGACACTACGCGCCGTTGTCGGTTGGAGAATGCTTATTTTTCCAGCGGCATACTCCGTCAACAACCTGTAGGCGGCGCAGACTACGGAATCGGCCACGTCCTTCCCCTTGTCCCGCTCATGTTCTATTTTGATGGTCTTGCGACTGCTGTCTTTGATGAGATGCTGAATCTCCCACAACAGAAAGTCATGGTTGTACATTTCCATGCGCCGGGAGATGCAGAGTTCCAGGAACTGCTTGTACGGGTCCGGCGTCTTGTCTGGAGATACCTTTTTAACCTCAAATCCTGATTTCATCAGCAGTTGCAGGGCGTGGGTACTTTGAAAACTGTCAAAACTGACGAACCGAATAGGGAACCCAAAGCCGTCCCTTAGTAGGCAGATGAACTCCACGATTTTGTCAAAGTCAATCTGGTCCCCTTTCATGGCGACGATGCGCAGAGCAAAGTCCAGCCACACCACGGGAAGGAGGGAGCGGATTTGTTGATCACCTACCTGCTCCACGGATACGGCCAGGCGGGGGATGCATTCCATGGATATCCCCGTGGCGTCGATGGATTCCGACAAATCAACGTGAATAGCGCGTGATGCCCCCGGATGGTGAATGGGCCGAAACCGGCCATCCAACCCCTTGCGGACGAGATGCTGGAGAAGGAGATGATCGGTGATGGTGGTATTGGACTTGACACCCAGACGGATCTGCGGCGTCGTGAACTGCGCGAACTTCTCCCCGGAGAATGGATGCTGCCGCGTTGAGCGCATGGCGTCCTTGACCACCTGGATATTCCCGACAAAGTAGTTGAACGCCCCCGTGCTGACGCCCCCGATGTCCTGGATGGCGCTGGGAAGGTCCCGCTCGAATTCCGCTCGGAAATCCTCGGGAACGGGGAGCACGGCCGGGAACGCCCGGCGTACCTCATCATCCTTCATAGTTGGTTTAATGCCTAAGGCGGTAGCTTCCTCAGGAGACATAATCTTATGCTTTCCTGTGGACTCTCCGATAAACACGTAGAACCGCTTCTTAGAGTACTTCTCAGGCTTCTTCACGTCCCATACCGCATAGGACGAGACTTTCACCTGCGGATTGCCCCTGGATTTCTCAATGTGAATATCTAAGAAGGAAGAGGTCGCCGTGCAAGAAGATACCAACACAAGCAAGCCGGGGACGCGCCCACGTTCTTCAAACCGGCTCTTGCGTCGGCGTTCAACGGAATTGTACATGTTCAATGCGCTGTTGATGCCTTCTGTGTCCCACCCCCCCTTACCTTCCCGGAAATTTACCTCATCCAGTATCCCGCCAATAATATCCTCCGACAAGGCGTGCCGGGTTTTTGATCCGATGACAACGCGCATATTTTTAGGAAGGATAATGGCGGAGTCTTCCTGTTGTTGGGTCTGGTCAAAGCTCTTTCGGCGTTTGTTGACGGGGAAGTGCTCCCGAAAGTATGGGCTGCTGTTGATCATATTGCTCAGCTTCGTCCACCCCACCCCCTCAGCACGATACTTGTCCGAGGAAAACATGGCAAAACTAATGGGGCTGGTAGGCATCAAATCAAAATATCCATGTGGGTTAATGAGGCAACTTAGCTCATAGATTTTATAGAGCGTGGCCGCACACGCCACAGTAGTTTTGCCTGTACCCAAGGATCCCGAGATTAGCCATTCTATGATTCCATTCAGCGGGTCCAGGACTTCTTCAAGGTCCTCCAGCCACTTTGGGTACAGCCCCTTGGCCATAACGCCGAAGTAATACTCACTGGTGAAAAATTCTCGGGGAGGAACGGGGATGCGCACGTAATCCGCCGACCATAGCGCATCGGCCATCTCCCGCCAGCGGTCCGGTGTGTTGACCCCCGCCCCACGCTTCATCTAAGCCCCATGATAGGATCGTCCCAACAAGGTCTTCCACGCTTCCTCAAAGGACAACTTGGCTTCCCCAAGTGTTGGCCCACACCCGGATATAGGTACGTCCCCTGCGATATTGACGACCCACACCTTCCAATGGGTATTCTGGAGGGCGTAGTGCAACTTAGCGCGCTTTCCGCACCGGTAACATAGCACTCCATGAAAGTTCCAGCGGTGGCCCCGTAGGAGGCACACCGCTGAGCGTATCGTAGACAAGGAGATTGTTAGTTTAAGAGGTACGCCAGGGAATTTTTCCACTCAGTACCTCCGCCGCCACTTCCAAAGCATCCCGGTTTGCGTGCTCGGGATACTTGGTTTGAATAGTCTTCTCCAATGCGCACAAGTGTGTCAAAACCGGATTAAGTTCCGCGTCCAAGGCGGACTTCAACCGCCCCACGCTATCCGGCATGAACGCCCAGTCGATGCAGATGTCTACGACCCGTCGCCGAAGTCCCTGAATGGCGGCGCTCATGGCCTATTCCTCTGTCTCCAGGACCTCCCCCACCGACCCCTCTTCCAGGACGGCGTGGACGTGCCGCTCGTGCATGAGGATGTAGGACTCGCCGTCAATCGTCAACGCGGATCCTACAAACTGGTCGATCAGCACGCGGTCCCCCACTTTGACGGTCATAGGCTGGTCCAGTTGCTTGCCCTGCGCCGTCGTAGCCCTGCGCCCAACGGCCAGCACGAGCGCTTCCATCTTGGGCTTCTTGGCGTTGGCGGGGATCACAATACCCCCCGCCGTCATGTCCTGCTCCGGCACGCGCTTAACCAAGATGTTGTCGCTGATGGGGCGGATTTGGTTCACGTTATCTAAAATGCTCGTTTCCTTCATAACCCCTCCTTGGGCTGTTTTGCAATAGTCAGCCACCATTTGGCTTTCTTGACTAACATGCGAACGGTGCGACCGCGCACATATTTGAGCGTGATGGCCTGCGGGTCGTCCGGCGCGGCTTGGATATTGATGGCGCACTTGCCCGTCACTTTGGAGTGCAGGCCGTAGCCGTTTTCCTCCAGCAGAGCCACGGCGGATAGAATGCTGGCCGACGTGTTGGCATACTTGATGAGTAAGCACGCCCGTTGCACGTCATGTTCCTCCATCAGGCACTTCGTTCGAGCTTGCCCGCGCGGCATCAGGATACGATCTTGTCCGTGCCCCGGAGCACACGGATTCCCGGAGACCACAGCAGACCGATGCGCCGCATGCGATCCATCATTTCATCAAAGGTATAACTGGTTCTGGAGGAGATAAAACAGAATTCCGGGCACGCCACCGTGGTTTTATAGGAGCGCACGGCTTGGATGATTTCCTGCGCTTTCAGCACGTCCCCGTCATCCTGGGGGGAAAATAGCATGTCATCCCGTCCGCGCAAGGCCCGGACGTTGGATTCCAGCATTCTGTACCCAACGTCGGAACTGGGGAGTTTGTACTCCATCAAGACCCTGACATTATCATGGCGCAACAGTCCGAAGATTTCCACCGTTCCAGACGTGCGGACTTCAATATCTATCGGACGCCTGCCGAGAAGGCTAAGCATCTCCAATAACTCAGCGGACTGGAACAAGGGCTCCCCGCCGTTGATATGGAGCATGCTGGGCGATGGGAGTGCTGTGATCTCCTTGAACAGTTCGTCAACAGTCACATCCTTGCCGTCTTCCCCCAGGACTTTATCGCAGTATGAACAATTATGCACCAGCAATCCGTTAGCAAAAAAATTACCTGTGCTCGTTTCTATATCCCACATTTCTCCGGTATAGCACTGTTCACCAACATGCAACCCTACCTGTTCCAAAGCCTCTAATCCGGAAGGCCTAAATTTACGTTGAATAGCTGGATTAGCCCACATAAAAAATTTAAGGGAGTCTCTTACTTTATTAATCTGAATGCGGTATAAAACTTTTGGCTTCAACTTAGGAATGTCTTGAGTGTATAGAGCATTTGTGTATCCGAGATTATTTAGTCTTGAAGATACTTCTTGCATAAGATTTAAATCTTTTGTTTGTACCATCGTGATTCCGCAGTGCTTCGTCCAGCTTCCCTCGGCATCAAAAAATCCCGCTACCCACCCCCTGAAAAGTTCCCCTTTATCGAACTTCTTATTTCCAAGTAGAGATATAAAATTACGTTGCTTGGTATGAATTCGGTATAAAACCGTGTACTTTGATCCTTTGTTATACGGAGCAACGCTATATCTTATCTTAAAATTAAGTAGGCATGCCATAGCCACAAATCTATCCGCAAACTCCTTATCGACAGTATCCATGCTAAATTGTTTCGTGTTAAACCACCCATCTCCGTAGCATGCCCCGTTTATATACCCTAATGCATATGTTTTATTAAATTCACAGTTACAAGATGGGAACATTTTACCGGTACTTCCATTACAGTTTCTTAACTCCGCGTAGGTCCCTCTGCGAGTAGAATAAATTTTATGCTTACCGCTTCCTATAATATTACCTGAAATAAAATCAAGACTGTAACCCTCTTTTATACCTGAAACCCAAACGTGCTGTACTAATTGACTACACAACATACTTCGTTTCTTCCTACCCTCCTTTGCCTTAACTCCTAATATCTCATCCCCGGGAATTAGCATAGAGATTTTCTTTTGGGTAAAATTACTCATTGTAACTAATGTGTCCGGATGAACACAATTTATATCGCACCCGTGAATGGAGAGAATGCGCGCGGACCGGCCGACGTTCCGACCTGCCTGGATAATGCCGAAGCCTAAGTAGTCTATATTCACGCTTGCACTCCGGCTATGATGGTTCCGTACGCGAAGGCCTTGCACAGAGCCGAACAACCATAGAAGGAAAAGGTTCCTTGGCAACAGGTGAAATCCGTGTTTATGTGTGGCATTGAAATATCCAGGAGATAGCCAGGAGCCCAAATGAAATTATGTGCCAGCAACCGTTCGTTATTCTCGGCTGCAAGCAGGATAAATGAATCATCATGAACACCATCCAAGGCGTAGACGGTGAAAGTCTTGTTACCCAAGGAAAGTATTCCCCGTGTTGAACGTTCTGTTTTTTCTAACAGAAAATCTGGAAGATGCTCGACGAAGGCAATTACGTTTTTCCCGCAGAGAAGCGTATCTGGGTAAACGGTTCGTGTTTTCTTGAGTACTTCGGAACACCCTGCAAAAAGCATAGCCGGAAAAGCTCTTACATTATGCTCAAACCAGTCCTGAGCTACCGGCGGGGTTTTATCGTACAAAGGAAGTTCTATTACTACACCATTATCTCGCATAATATAGAAAAAGTATGCCTCGAAATCTTCAATAAGTTGTTGCGCGACTTCCCCAGGCGCTCTTGTCAGGAGATGCCGTATGCGCATCTTTCTAAGGAGCAGGCTGAGAGTGTGATGTGTGTCCAGCAGAGTTATTTCCGGTACGGTATCCGCGCTGCCCTCTTTAATTTCCACGCGACGGTATAGGAAGTCGCTTTTAATATGGTTTTGGCGCAGGATGGCGGGCTGAATGGAAATGATATTCGGAAGGATAGTACGCTGGCAAAATTCCAAAATAGTGTCTCTCATCCACACGCTCATGCGCTGAAGGTCCTCCTTCCTTCTGACCTCATCTACGCCTTCGGGAATAGGGACGGTTTGAACGTATTCCCAGTTGTCCAGAAGCGCGGACGCCAACAGACGCCGGTTCTCCTTTAACGGACTCACTACGTCGGCGTACTTGGTCAGGACTTCACGATAGAGGGACTCCAAAGGATGGCCTTGTATCTGGATCATGGTCTACGCCTTGTCCTCATCCCGAGTGACGGTCACACGCGGGCTATCTCCAAACTTGACGGTCACTTGGATGGCGCTGATACGATCCAGCCATTCCGCCTGTTTCAACAGGGTCAAGGTGCTTTCCATGACGGAGTTCGCCCACAGGGACAGCATGCCGATGGTATCTTTCACGTCTCGGGCTTCCAAGGCTTGCCTCAGCATCACCACCATCATGGGAACGGGGACGAAAGAGAACTCCTCAAAGGCGTCATGGGCTTGCAAGGTCAGCGTGCAGTGATACGGTGCAGGGCCGTAGAACCCGCGATGGTCAAACTCAATCCGATGCTCCTGTGCTTTCATAGCTTTCATATTCCCCCGTCTGAGTATCCGGGCACGTGTGGGCGCGGTATAGTTCTTCCAACTTCAAGCGCAACTCCTCCCGATCCTTGGGGGATAGCGCCCGTACCATGGTGACATAGCGGTTATCCGGCTTCTTTTCTTTCCCCTTGTCCATCTCCTGAAGGAACTGTGCCACAGAATCCAGGCGCTCCGTCGTGGCCTGGACGAACTCCATGACGCCCTTCTTGGCTTCCGTGATTCTCCCCAGCAGAATGGACATGTCCTGCACTTTCAGCCCTGAGAACCCGATGGACTCCCGGCTGCGGTCCTCCAACTCATCCACCAAGGCCATTTCCACGGCATGTAAGCGTTGCAGGGCGGGCAACTCATCCTGGCCAATGGCCACGAGGATGACGTTGAGCTTGGACAGGTATTCTTCAATGATCCGGCGAAGGTGATCCCGCGCGTCGGGACGGAACGCGCCGTCTTCCGATATCCAATTGAGCAGATCGCGGGACGTGAGCCTACTGGTCTTCGTCAGGCCCGGTTTCTCACTCAAGGTCGTCCTCCGTCTGCGCGTGCAGGGTCTTCTTAGCAAACGTCGTGGCGCGCTCCGAGCGTTCCTGATCCCGATCCACCAGGGGGCGTGTCACCGTGCTCTTTGCCATCGCCTCCGCCATCCCCACCAAGGCGGGAGCCATCTGGGCCAGTACGTCCACGATTTCCTTCAATTGCTTGCGGTACTCAGCCTCTGTTTCCTGGAAAAAGGCCCCCATGGCGTCCAGTTGGCCCGCGACGGCGCGGGTATACCGGACAAGTTGCACGGTCATGGTCAGCAGGAATACCGTCAACGCCGCCAACAGGCTTAGGATCGTCCATCCCATCCAGATCGGCATGATCAGTCCTGGAGCAGATGCTTCGAGCACAGCGAACACACTTTCTCCCCCGTCGCCGAATCCACGACCCAGACATGATGACACGGCTTGGGTGCCACGGCTACAGATTCATCCGGCCAGGGTTTGTTGTCTTCCAAGGTAGCCTCCTAATCCAGCAGGGCGTCCATGCCCTGGACCAGCATGGGAACGTCGGCGATGCTGATGCCCGTTTTCTTGGCGATTTCCTCATCCGTCTTGCCCCATCGTTTCAATTGCCAGACATGCAACTTCTGATGCGCACGGGATATCTCGACCCCGGAAGGGAACTCCAACGTCTTGCCCGCGAACATTTCCAGAAGGCAACAGGTATTGTCTTCACCGATCACGTCCGCGATTTCCACGAATTTTGCGCCTAATAGCTTTAAGGACCGGGGGTTGGATACAACCACGGCAAGGTGTGTGACGTGTTCCAGTCCGGTTTCAAGCATGGCACTACTATAGAGGAAGAATTCATTTTGTCAAGAGAAAGATTGGAAGTCAAAATAAAAACCCCAGAGCAGACTCCTGCTGGCTCTGGGGTGCGCCGTGAAGAATGGAACCCTGTGCTACCTGTCTATAATCCCTCCTGTCAAAAGGATTTAGGGCCTGGTAGTGTCTCAGTGTTTTGCCGTCCCGTAAAGAATTTCCTGCCACTCCGCCGCCGCGTCCAAGACAGCACGGGGATAGTCCTCGTACTTGGGTATATAGAAGGCGGACTTCCGTCCCGCGTGCTCCCAGATCAAGAACGAGCGTAGATTTTCCGCGCCGCCCAGGTACGCCAGCAGGGCATTACGCCAGGTAGGATCCCGCACGGTCGGTAACCCCTCGTAGACGACATGGAGGTCCACTAAGTGACGGCACCCCCACGTGATATTCAGTGTGGGATTGTAGAGCAAGTTGAGATCATAGGGATAGCCATCCCGCTCCATGTAGACCTTCGCCGTCTCCGGCATGAGTTGCATCTCCCCCATGGCCCCTTTGGCGCTCAACGCCGTGGGAAGGAAGTTGCTCTCCGTCTGGATCACGCCACAAATCATCGGAAGGGTAAGGCCAAGGTCCCTGTGTGCTTTGTACGCCCGCAGAATGGACAGGGAGATGTCGGATACCTCACGTGCTTTCAGCTTGGGGTTACGGGCCGCGATGCCGTCCACCAGGCGAAAGGTTAGGCCCATATCCTCGGAGATGCCGTTCACGGCCTCCACGCGGCTGTCACTGATGCGGAGCTTGTCCTGCATGGTGATAATGTTGCGTTGCAGGCCGATGACCACGAGGCCCAGCCACACGGCCAGCACCAATAGCGCTACGACACCGAAATCCCTGCATACGGTGAGAATACGCTTAACCATCATGCCTCCTTTCAAAATGGGGGAGCCCATCGAGAGTTGTACGCCGTCACGGCTTCCACCCGTGTTGGTCTGACCGGACCCATGGCCCCACAGTTTCCATCCAAGCACACACCAAACCAGCCCTCCGGCATCTCCGCCATGTCGGCAACGTACCCACAGAAGGGGCAGGTATCCAGCTCACTTGGAGGATAACGCACAGGAGGATTGCACGCGGGTTTTGGTATGGGGGTCACACCGTCGCGCCAGACCTTCCCGCAATCGGAGCAACGCAACCAGCCGTGACGGGCTGTGATGTTGACGGAGTTGCAGGAAGCACATGCCATTAGCGATTCTGTGCCTTCACATCAACCGGTTCAATCGTCTGCCCCTTCTGTACAAACCCTATAAAGCCATCTTTAATAGAGAAATTGCAGAAGCCTAAATACTCCAATCCCTGAGCGTGGTCCCCGTGAAGGTGACTGATAAAGACTGCATCAACATCCATGTAATTTAATTTCTGTTCGGCGAGAGAATGCCGGATATCCCCTCCAGCATCAATCAGGAGACGGCGTACCACCGTACCGTCTTCCACTTCGACCAAAACATTGCTTTGCCAGTTCTTGATTGTGAATGCGCTGCCTGTACCCAAGAATCTCATTCTCATAGTCTACTCCGTTTCTTTTTATTGCTCTGTTCTCTACTTCCGGAACGTCAGGCAGTCTAAAACGCGAGCGAATAGCGCCTTGGCCTCGTGCAGGTAGGACTTCGGATAGTCTGTAAAAGGCACTCGTGCCCTTCGCTCACCTACACCGGCATCATCCCACGTAGCCAACGGGAGTCCTCCACATTCAGGAGGAACTGTTCCACAGGCCATGTGCTGACCCGCATGATCGTTGATGCGCGTGCAGAGATAGGGCATAGAATTTCCTGGGGCCGTCCAAGAGGAAGTGCAAACCGAGACACTCTCCCCCTCTCGGGCCTTTTGAAGCATTCGTTCAAAATCGCAGGGGCAGCAGGACACGACGGGTTGCCCTATTCCTTGGGGAGTGTCTGCATCACCTGTTCGGCAAGTTTTAGCGTAACCCATTCGGCCAGGTGTGCGTCCCCACGATTTCTCAGGAGGGTTTGGATGGTCTGTAAGTTCTTCCGGTCCTGGAGGTCTTCCGGCGACATCCCAGCCTCCTTCTTGGCTTGCGCCTCCGCAAACTCCACGCCCTTCTGGTGGTACTCCTTCAAGCACAGAGCGCAGGGGGCAATCAGGATACCTCCGTCCGGGGGCTCGATGGAGGCCACAACGTTCTTGCACCGGGAACACTTGTACTCCGTCTTGTAGATTCCCATGTTAGTTCTCCTTCTTGATAATATAACCCAAGCGGGCCAAGCATAGTGCATCATGAATCAGACCATACACCACGGCGCTTGTTTTTCATTGAGGCATAACACGCGCACTTCCTTTGGATCTCCGGTCCTCAAAGGAGTACCATGCGCGAGAATAGGACGATAGTCAATCGTGCCATCAGGGTCAGGAATCTCAACGTCAACCTGACACCTGCCTTCTTGGGGCAACTCGGACCATACCAGAATAGGATGGGCGTCAGGCGCATCCAATGACCCACCCAGTCTACACGCAACGTGTGCTCCCTCATGTCCACGTTCCCGAGTGCAATACAAAATTCCCTTGCGGTTCTCGCATAGGTCGCTCGGAGATACACACGTGCCTTGCGGCGTATGACACCAGCCACAGACGCGCGAAAATATAGTAGGAAGGAGTTTCATTTCGCTCTCCAGAAACGGCCAAAGCATGTGTCCATCAGGCGTTTCTCTTTGGAATGCGTAGACCCCATTACTGACAAACTTCCCCACGGATTTCTGTTGAAAACCAGGGAGCAAAACTGAGCCGTGATTGATGACCCATGTATAGTCCATATCCATTCCTTCACCTAATATTTGGATGCTTGAGCCGGTTCACGAGGGCTTTCTTCTCCCCGCGTACCAAGCGTTCTTGCTCGCACTCCAAGTGCAGCTTGCGCCCCTTCTCATAGAGTTCCAACCGAAGGGGATCCTGCTCAAACAAGGCATCGCGGAAGTCTTTCTTCAGGTGCGCTTTTGTGTTGTCGGAGAATGTCAAGAAGTCCACGAAGTGATCCCAGTCCATAAACCCGTGGTGCATGGAAAGGAAGAATTCCTTGTGCGTGAACTTGACGCACCGGCGGCGGTACTGTTCCCCGTGTTCTTTGATTCGGGTAATGAACACATTCATGGCCTCACACATAAGACGACGGGTTTCTTCTATAACCGCGCCGTCATCGTCGGCCGCGTTGCCTTTTTCTTGGACGGTACGGATGATACACGCCTCAAGCTGAGCTTCAAACTTCCGTGCCATCGCCTGCAATTCGTCCATTAGCGCCTCCGCAACCTTTTGCGATTGGGCGGGGGCCACAAGTACTGATCCACGCAGGAGGAAAGCAGAGCAATGACCGCCGGAGGGAACTGCGCCGTTCTCCAGTGCTCATCCCCCGTGATTGTTGCTTCCACTTTGGCCTTTCCGTTCCCGCCTTCCATTGCCTTCATGCCTACCAGGACACCAACGCCTAAAGCGCGATCCCGGCAATTGGCGCAGGATAGGACCAGCGTATGCCCCTTGCGATCCCACCACGTCAGCATAGCATTGCAGTGCCCGCACCGCAGCTCCACCGGTGGGTGAACTATCGGACCGCTCGGCACAGGAGAACTCCCAAGATGATAAGGAACACTGCACAGCACACGAGGATACGCCACCGCCACGGGTTACCCCACACAGGTTGCCCCCTCTTCCACTACCGGAGCTGGCCCCGGCGCACTGAATCTACTCAACAGCGCCCTAATCGCCTCCTCTTCCGTGTCGTACAAGGGGAGGATGCCCAGATCCAGCATCTCGTGTCCATCCTCATAAGAGTCCAAAACGGCCGCGTGCTTATTCCCATCCACCAGCAGACAGCATGTCCCATTGGAATATTTCATGGCCGCGATTATCAGTTCCCTGTACACATCCTGCATGGTGCCTCCTATGATACTTGGCTATTATACCCGCAATTTATTACTTTGTCAACTCAACGGCGCGTGTCTCTTGATCGAAGATATCCTTGCATGCAGGGCAGGCATTCTTGGTTAGATGGTAGGAGACCAGTTCGACGGTAAGATCCCAGCCTCGCCCTTCTCGCACGCGGCCACACAGGGACGGTGTATCTACGCCACCTCCAGTCTTCCTCCCCGCGTCCGTCAGCCTGCGAATGCACCAAGGGCTCCTGGAAGAGGCTGTTGTGGACTCGCAGAAAGAATAGGCCAAAGTCTACTCCTTCGAGTCTTCGATGAAGGTTATCTTGCTCCGCTGGGAGACCATTGGGTACTGGATGGGCGTCACAAGTTGATCCGCCAGTGCGCGCGGCTTTTGAATGCACAGCATCCGGGAGTTCACGCAGGTTCCACTGGCCTTGAACGTCCCCTCCGGCAGTTCCTCGTCCACACGCACGGCATCCCCCACGCGCAACTCATTCAGCCACGCGCGGAAGGCTTGATACTTCTTCGCCGCGTTGAACGTCCACGAGGGTGACGTGATCGCCACCAGGACACCGCCGGTGGAGAGTAGTGTGTAGGCGTGCTGGACGTGTGCAATGTCCTGTCCATCGGAGAATGGCGGGTTCATAATGATGCAATCGTAGAAAGCACGATGAGCTAAAAAGTCTTCCCCGGTGATGGCAACGCCGGGGATTTGCGACAGGGCCGCACGCATCTTCGGCTCCAGTTCACAAACAAAGACACGCGGGAAGCTCTTGTGTCTGCGGAAAATGGCGTGGACCAAGGCCCCTTTGCCTGCGCTGGGCTCCAACACGCGGTCCCCTTCTCTGATATTCGCCAACTCCACCATGCGGTCGGCCAGGTCATCTGGCGTCTCGTAGAACTGGAAGGTTGCTTTCTCGTCCACTACGGTTCCGCCGGACAACGCTTCCTTCAACCGGTCCATAGAGTCCCCTTCCCCGACGTGGCCTTTGAACTTTTTACTCCACTTGAATCCGACGAGTTCCAAAACCTTGTTGGTCTTGACATAGAGGTCACGGGACAACTGGCCTTGGAGAACGAGCATGTTACCCATAAGCACTGCTTGCCGCAACACGGCTTCCACGTCAGGGGCGATGGTGATGGATTTGATCTTCATGTTTGCTCTCCTGAATTAGCGTTGGCCCGCGAGTCGGCGCGCAATGTCAATATAAATCCTCGCGCACTCAAGGCATAGATGGGATAGCTTCACACTCTCGACGGGCTGGACAACATCTTTGCCTAAACCAGCTTGGATGCGCCCACAGAGCGACGGTCCATCCACATTCAACAACTTGCCGTTCTTCCCAAGAATACGCAAACACCATAGTCTTTGCACACCAAGGATTTGACGGCTACCTGCGCCTGTTGGCTTGCAGAGGGAGAATTCGCGGGGCGGCGTGTTCGTTTTCCGTAAGTACGCTGAGAAGAATTGATCAACCCGAACAAAGGCTTCCTCGTACGATATGAACGGACCATCGGTTTCTTTTATGCTCGCACAAGTCACCATAAACTGTTCCGGCGCTCGGAAGTCTATGGACCAGAGAAATCCGAAGTTATTCCAGAGCTGCGTGATCTCCGTTGTAGGATGGTTGATCATAGGACCCCCTCATCCGGTGCGCCGCAACCGGGGCAGTTACCCGTCGTGATCCCCCTTCGTCCGCAATACCGGCAACCGTGCGTAGGCGCGGGGAGTGGGATGTAGGGAAGAAAATTGGCAACTGGAGGGCGTGCGGGCATGTCCTCATGCAACACGACCCCCGGCATGTAAACATAATCCGAAGTGATTATTTTGACAAAGACAGACGCCGTTGACTTTTCGCTCATTGGTTTGCCAGCACGCGCAGGATAGCGTCCGCCTGTTCCAAGTCGCTTGCTTTCTCCTCGTCAGGCAAATCAATGAACTTCGTCGCCATTTGCCGTTGCGCCCGGTCTACAACGTCTGGAGGTATCGCCAGCGTGTCATCAGATTGCATTGAGCATTTGGAGAACAAGTGCTTCGTCCAGCCTGTCCAAGCCTCATGGGCGTAGTTGGCCAGCGCCTCACGGGCTCCAGTGCCGATAGCTGGCTTGATCTGAAACTCCTGGGGCAGTGTGTCACAGACCCATCCGGCGGCGTTCTTGTGCCCGCCTCCGCCCCGCTTAGCCGCGATTGTGGACACGTCCACGGTCTCACTGTACACCGTCACCGTCCAGCGCTTGCCGTCGAAGCAGAATGCCGCCATGAGCGGGGTGGCGTTGTCGCGCACGGAACGAAAGGCAAAGCTGCCCGTGTACGCGGTGTTGCATGCGACACAGGCTAACCCATCCAGTTCCGTGCGGAAGGATAGGCCGCGCATCAGGTTGGCGCTGGCCTGCTCGGTATAGTCCAGAACAGCCTTTCCCCGTGTTTGGATGTTCTGCGTCAGCATGTCTTGCGTCATGCGCAACCGGTCACGGGAAGTTTTCATGCCTTTGGGGAGAAGCAACGTTGCCCATAGGGTTGCTCCGGGCTGGTATCAAAGGAGTTCAACCCACACTGGAAGATATGCACAACATCGCCGTACTGGAATTTCCATAGGTCGAAGGCGTTGACCATCTGGAGCGTCAACGGAACCGGCGTCGAGGGAAGAGATACTCCCACACGAGCATACACCCGGCCTTTCCGACCGCACGTGTGCCTGGGATCCGATCCTTGTACTCCTGGAACTTCTCCACCGCCGTGACGTGATGGTCAAACCACTTGACATTGGGCGTGATGGCCAGGAGGCGCTCCCAGTTCTCTTTCGTGGCCAAGTGGAAGTCCACGATCCAGACTTCCTCGTTAGGTTTGATGCCGTCGAAGGGGAAGGGGTCCTTGTAGTCCACCGGCGTTAGCTGAATGTCCTGGGAAGGATACGCCAGCAGGACGATAGCCGCCGCACACTTACCGTCATTGTCCGTGTGATGAAAGACGCGCATGTTCCAATTAGAGGAGTCAAACACGCCGTTCGGAAACGCACATACCGGATCGCCCCCCTGCCAAGTCTTCCCTCGATTCTGGCACGCTGTACACTCAGGCATGATTCCCTCTTTTAGGCGCCGGCAACCTCAAGATCGTGAACGGGCGGCGCACACCGGCGGTAAAGCGCTCCGAGGCCCTCAGGGCCATTTCAATCCGGGTCCTGGGGGATTGTCCCGCCGCAGCGAACATCGCGCCCAAGGCCACCTCCCGGCCGCCTCCAATAGCCGCGTAGGCGTCCGAGGGCTGCCCCACTTGGAAGTCATTGCTAATCTCAAACAGTTCTCCGGCTACGGCCACCAAGAACGTGCCACCAAACTCCTGATTATTGACGATCTCCGCGTAGCCGGAGTCTTTCAGGAGTTGGCGCACGACCGGCACGAACTCCCGCACCATGAACTCCGGCAGGGTATAACCGTTCTGTGACCACTCCGGAAGGGTCCCCTCATAGCGCAGGAGGTTCCCCATGCGAAAGGAGGAGGTGTAGCCAATCAAGTAAGACCCTCGCCGGAATACCTTAGGATCCCGGCGCTGGATGATGTAGTGACCATTCGATCCAAGGGTATCTCCACCCATCCACACAACCCCGGAGCGTTCCACGAGCCCGACGACACACGTCATTGCGGGAGCCTTTCTCCGTGTACGGTAAACCCTTGCTTCTCAGGGGCAGCGAAAAAGCACTGCGCCCGCCTGTGGCCGACGGGCTTGCCGTCTTGCTTGGAAGGCTCCTTAATCCATTCGTTTCCAGCGTCTTCCCAAAGCAACGTGAAACGCCTTCGGCCTAAGCTATCCGGGCCGGAATCGCCGAACTCAATCCTGCAAGAGGGATTATCGCGTAAACTCATGGTAGGATTATATCATAGGTTAGTGGGTTTGTCAATGGGAAAAGAAAAGGGCCGGACCTGTGCCCGACCCGTGTGTTCATGCTTCGTTGCCGGTGGTTCAGGCCGGAGGTGCGGCAGGCGTGTTGGCCAGAATGGCGGCCGAAAGGGAATCGGCGCTGGCCTTGAGCGACGCGGACAGGGCGGCGATCTTGGCCGGATCATCCTTGATGGCGGCGAGCTGCTCCGCAATCCCCGTGATCAGCGCGATGGCCGACTGCTCCAACGACGCATTGGCTTCGACCTGTGCCTGCAAAGCATCCAGTTCCACGGACATGGCATCCTCCTTTCTCTGAACGGCCTCCAGCGCGTGGAGTATACGGTCCAGTTTTTCATTGGTTGCGCTGTCAATGTGATGATACACATGGATTTCAAATCGCATGGTCACTCCTCTTCTACAGGTGTTAATCTTACAGGCAATTTCTCGTTTGTCAAGTCAAAGTTTGGTAAGAGTCCAGCCATCGGGATATGCCGAGGCGCGTCCTTGCCCTTTCGGGGCTTGACGGCGCGCGGAGTCTTATTCAACGAGTCATCCAGGGCAATGCGCCTGCTGGACAGTTCAACGTTGCCGGGGTGCAGGTCGATACCGATAAAGGACCGGCCATAGTGTTTGCACACGACGCCGACACTGCCGCTCCCGCAGAACGGGTCCAGCACAACGGCGGGGACTGGAGGCGCTTCACATGCGCATGTCGGCTTCCAGCAGGTTGTCTCGTATGCCATATATGCGCCCATGCGCACATCATATTCGCCGCTTTGTACTTGCTCCGATCCAGCATGTTTCCCCACAGGTGCTTTTCCTGCTTTGCCGGATCCGGATAGGAACACTGTTTTCTTCCGGTACTCGCGTTCCCAAGGCGTTCCGCATTGAGAACATATGCCATACTCACTCGTGGCTATCTGGATCATGGGTTCGATGAGCCGTAAGGGGAATACGGCGAAGTGATCCTGTGCGCCAAACTTCTTCCCGTTGAACGGAACGGTTGGAACGGACCACACTGTCCTCCGGTTGCGCTTGAAGCCTTCCCACGGAACAGACCTTCCGAGATGGCTACCTGGACGCCCCGCATCTTCACCAAAGCGGCGCTCTTTATTGCCGGACGCTGCAAGCCTAATGATTCCCGGTCCAACCGTCTGCATGTCTCTTCCTGAGCGGTTCGCCGGGCCTGACGGAGTAGAACGCTGGTGACCCTGGCCACGAAAGGCACTCTTGCCACCACGCGGACGGGAGCCCTTCTGTGGGGATTGTCCTGGCGCAGCGTACCCTTGGCCCGTCACGTCATGAGCGGATGCGGACACAGCGTCTTCCAATCCCGCCACGTAGTCATAAAAGTAGTTGGGCTTTTTAGACAAGAGAAAGATCGTCTCGTGATTGCATGTTGGTCTGTCCTTGACGGAAGATGGCATACAGTTTTCTTTCGTCCAGATTATGTCACGCCGCAAGTACCAGCCATCAGTTCTGAGCGCAAAGGCCAGCATCCAAGGCAGGCCAAGCATGTCCTTGGTTTTAATTCCCGGCAACTTTCCCGTCGGCTGACCGTACGCCAGCCCACGCCCACTTTGACTCTTTTCCATTCCACCCCATATCTGTTTACCGCCCTTTCCCGTGCGACCACCACCGCAGTAAGCATCGCCCATCACAATCCAGCACGTCCCACTATCGTGTAGAACTCGCCGAACCTCCCGAAAGACGGCTACCAAGTTAGCAACATACTCTTCCGGCAGGACTTCTTGCCCAATCTGGCCGGAGACTAAATAATCCCGCAACCCGAGATAGGGAGGAGACGTAACACAGCAACTTGCGAAATTATCGGGAAGTGTTCGGAGGACTTCCAGCGCATCACCGCATAAGAGTGTTGTCTTCATTCTGTAGCTTTGTCCTGGATTTCAATGACCTCAAGCCATTGGAGGATAGCGAATACGGCAATAGCAATAGATAGGCACAGCGCTATAGCCTGTTGCCTTGTCAAGGCTATTTTCATCGTACTGATTCCTCAAGAACGCTCATTTAGTCCTCGGCTTCTTTGGCTTCTTTGCTTTAGCACCTTTTTCTTCGATCTCTTTGCATATCAGACACGGCTTGATGAATACGGCAATGCCTTGAGCAACAGGCACAGTATCTCCGGTTTGTAAATTGCAACCACATTTTGACATAAGTAGCGTAGGTTCATACTTTGTTCCCCTTCTTATGTGATTCCCAATGCTTCCGTGCACGGCCCCAGACGCTCCACTCCTCCTTGCCACAGAGCGGACAACGATGCAACCGGCCGCAGTGCTGATCCGTCATCACCACCGGCATGTGGTCCAGGTACTCCCGATGGGTTCCCTATGCCTTCTCACGCTCAGACCGACCGGTGATGTATGTCACGCAACACCCATCAGCAAGTAGTTGCGCACGATCTCCATCAGCAGTTCTTCCGCCTTGCGCGTCTGCGGCGTGGCAGGCAACGGCGACTTCGCAAAGGCAGTTTCAGCTTTCTTGAATAGCTTGGTGGCCTCCGCGTTCACGCTTTCCAGAGTCCGTAGCCCGGTTTTGATCTCCAACAGACCGGAGGCATCCGGACGCCGGACGCGCAGAATACCATCGCCAAGGAACTCAATGGCCATGCGCAAGAGCCGTATCAGGTGGCTAGCCGCAAGGCAATCATAACCGTACCGCTGGACGACCTTCCGCCGCTTCTCCCCCATGCGGGAATTGACGGAACGCTGTTCCATGTGCCGGAGCTGCTCATAGGCGTATCCCGCAAAGGAATGGAATATCTGCGTTGACGTGAAGAGATCTCGGTTATTCACTAAACATTGCCCTGCGGGGGTCTGATGGACGTAGCACTCATCAGGCAACCACAGCAGGCTAAGCACGTTAGGATTCTGCTTGAGCAGGAGCCGGACGAACTTGCGGACTTCATAGGCTGTCACGTCCCACTGGCCCCGGATGATCTGGACGTGATCCCATTGAGCCAGTCCCAGGTAGACTTCCGGCTTGGCGAACGCGACGCCCATCAGGTCTATGTCGTCAACGGATCCGGGAACCTCCGGCGGGGGATAGGTGCCATGCGCTCGGGAGCCTGCGTAGCCCAACAGGAACGTCCCTGGCGGGATCAACTGCCTGCATTCCTCCTCAGTCATGCCGGGGACACGAATAGCCTCATTCATGGGAGTCTCCAGCGTCGTGTTTACCCGTGTTAATCGTGCCCACCTGGTAGAACATCTTGTTGATGGGCCTCTGCGCATAGGCTCTAACCATAGGCATCCGGGAGAATCTCCGATTGGCATAGCGACGCACCACGGGCAGGAAATAGAGCAGTCTCGCCCACAAGGGGCTGTACCCACGTACAATGTCATCCATGGAAAGGGGTTTATACACAGGCGTATAGGGAAGGTAAATGAAAGGCCCTTTGCGCTTAAGTACATTGTCCCAGATCGCTTGCCGTTTCCTCCGAATTGCAGGAATAAGGTTGGTCAGACGATACCACAGCGGGTAGTGGACCTTCCCAACACAGTTCTGTTGCGTCACGGATTCCCTCCTATGCACTGCGTCACTGTCCATCGACCAGCACGGCGGATACCCCGCACAACTTGACATCATCACCAATCACCTCTCTGCCTTCCGCGTCCCTGCGTAATGACGCCGTGACGGCCAGCGTGAATGGGACGTTCTTCTTGGCGGCGAGGTCCTTCCGGAGTTTTCGACCAGCAGGCGTGTCTACCACGGCCACGTCACACACCAGCCGTTCGCGCTCCAGCCGAACGTTCCTGGCCGTGAAAGCGCACGTGTCTACGGAAGGCGGTTGCCAAGCGTCGGTCAGGTTACCGTAAAATCCTGGGATATCCGTTTTATCCTGACGAGCTTGACACACCAGGGAAGCGAGAACACTCTTAGGATACACTCGGCCTGTCGCCGTCGGCTTGTCCGCTTCGATGCCCAAGAACTGTCCTATCAGAGGCGTCATGGCTACCCCCATTAGAGTAATTTACTACGCGATTATAGCAGATTTTCCGTGTTTGTCAATGCTACTCGAACAGGACGCGCAAGGCTTTGAGTGGCGTCGTAGAGTTCTGCGATTTGAGGACGCGCAAGACAATGCCGATCACGGCTTCCTGTTCGTCTACGAACTTCATGCATGGGGCGCAAGCATCCACATTCTGATGGCATGCCACTTTCAGCCGGGCATAGGACTTCTCCCGACCCTTCTTGCGGTTGTAGAAATCCCGATGCGAGCACACGGCCATCCCGATCTTCCCCGTGTCCTTGTCCAGGGCAACCGTCACACCTCCCAAGGGCTCAGCATCACGGGCACCTGGAAACAACTCGAAGTAGTTGATGCCGTTGAAGTGCCGTCGAAAATGGTAGTAGCGAATGTACATATCCCCTCCGTTAAACTGTTGTTATTTTCCGAACTCTTGGGCCTGCCGTAGGTTGTTCTTGACCCGCCAAATGAGCGCATCCAAGGAGGAGGAAATTTCCAAGCTTGAATACGCCAACATCCCTTGAATGTACACGTCCTGACGACGTGGGTACGCCGGATGCACACCGACGAACAAAGGCTTAGTGCTCAAGGCCAGCCACCGTCCGAACTCATAGAGAACGATGGGTTGGATTTGCTCCTTGGCGAACCAGAACAGAATCCGATCCGCCAAAGCCAAACAGGAGAACTCCCACTTGATCTGGTCAAATGCCGCGTGCTTGTCCTCCACGGGGAAGTTGGCGCGTCGTGGGTTAATCAGCAGGACAGGCTCGTCTTTCAATGCTTCAACAACCTTTGCCTGCCATTCCTCACATCCGGTGATCCCTCCGGCCAGGAAAGCATAAGGCGGGTTGCCAGAACTCCAGAAAGTGCGGCCAACAGCAGAATCGCACATCAACGGTCACGGGCATCTCGTGCTTAGATTTGCTCATGGTCAGATAACCTCCGGCAAGGGATAGGGTCCAGCAGATTGGCGGTGAACGCGATAGCAGGATAAATCAGCACAGCCAATACGTACACCCACCATGACGGATGGGGATTTCTAAGCACGGCCGCGATGTTCAACAACGTCAACGCGATGACCGTGGTGCTCTGAGGCTCGTTGGTGTGGCACGCCCGTCTCACTCGGTTCCACATGTTGGGGGCTCCAATAGAGCCAACATCTTCTCGGCCATGGCGCGTGCGTCATCCGGCTTCAACCGCACCAGGATAGGTTTCTTGTGCTCCCGCCAGACCATGATTTGAATGTCGTGGGCGCAGGCAGACACGGAGATTTTATACCGTTGGTCACCATGCAGGACACTAAGGCACTCGGCCTTAAGCTCTTCCAGAAAGTTCTCGGCGGCGGTCCAGAAAGCGTCAGTCATTCTTTTAGTCTCCATTTCTCGCACGTCATGGTCTCCTGCACCACCATCTGTACCGTGTCGCATTTCCCGTAGTCTTTGCCCTCCCGTGGATGATAGCTTTTGCACACCAGGCAAAGATGCTCTTTGAGGGCGTCAACCCTGGTCAGGACCATTGGCTCCTCCAACAGAGTGATTCTCCGGAGATGCTTTACGAAACTCCTCCAACGCCTCTCGGATATCCTTGGCACTACGCTCGCAAGATTCCAGAAGGCGTTCCATCATACTCTCACCGCGCAACAGGCCGGAGTTGACGACAAAGCGCACGGCAGGACCGATGTTGCACAGTTCCCAACTCTTGGCAAGCTTGACGCCGGAGAGATTCTCGAAGTGTTCTACGTTCTCTTTCAATTTCTTGTACTCGTATTCCAGGTGCTCTTTAAGCCGCTTATTTTGCCGTTCCGCTTCCTCCGCAATGCGGGTGTTCAAGGTTTCTTTAGAAATATAGCCTTCGGACACTTGGCGCAAGATAGAACAGAGGAATGCCATGGTGATCGGGATAGGGGTCTGCTGAATTGGTGTCTTTACTACTTTGGCGCGATCCTTCTGGACCTCAATGTGGCCCCACGTCTCCGGTATGACCAACCCGTCGAGGAGCCCCTTGGGCGTCGCCACGTACCAGAAATGGCAGAAGCGATGAAACTCATGCGCCTTCGTGGGATCCTCCAGCTCCTTGCGATAGTCACTCTTGGATATTTTCACTTCCACACCCGCCATCCAGAGGCCCCGTGAGGGCCAGGTGGACAGGACCAGGGCATCCGCCGTGCGGACCTGACGTGGAAAGCCGGTGGCATTGCGTACACCACGCAGGATCACATGGGACGTCTCAGGGAAAAGGTACGTCAGCCGGTCCAAGACCGAGTTCTCGGACCACGCTACGGGAGCCTGGTCAGCCACGTGGTGCCTTCTGACACGCCGCGACATAGCGTCGAATCATGTCCGAAGTCCAGGTCATTGTCCTACCGCCTATCGGCATCGTCCGTTCGCCCGCCGTGTAGGTGTGGTTGGTATCCGTCAGGAAGGTGTGACTCCGGCGCACGGCTATATACGCTGCCTCCGCTAACATGCGAGCTTCCACGTCATAACGCACCCATCCATAGTGATGTTGCAATAGCACGGAGAACATCTCAAAGCCGCGCAAGGCGAAATTGGGTGTAGCCTTCTCCGCGAACCGATAGGCAATGCGAGCATACACGGGAGCGATATCTTGAAGCGCCAAATTGCCCATTACACAGGCAATGCACAGCCGACCGTAGTGTTCCGCCATATCCTCAGAAGAAGCATTCTTTCCTTGTTCAAGAGTGGCAGCAATGAACTTGGACTCGATGGACCCCATTGACAAGCCATTCATGCCATTGCCGCCCTGCAATCGGATACCGTACAGGCCATCTCCACTTCCCGCAGGATAGACTTGTCTGCTAAGAGAAGTTTCTCGGCGACCTTACGATCCCGGAAGCATAGCCTGCGCAAGCGACGACCGCCGGAACTGACCTGGTACATTCGGCCAAATAGCACACTGGTCACTGGTGTATCAGGTCCGGCAAGCCGAAGTACTTCCGTGACCTCGGCGGATACGACGGTACGGGATCGTGGATCAAGCAGGAGTTGTCGCTGGATGCTGTACATGCGTGTCCTCGTGCGTGGATTTTGCAGACTCCGGTTTAGGGCTTTAGGGCGCACCCAATTCCGGTAGGTTTCCGGGTCCAAATCCCTGGCGCGAATTGCTTCTTCCGCCCAAGCGATCTTCTGTGCCGAGTGCTGAATACCCCGGAACGGGTCCTGGACAACTTTGATCGCATCAATGAGCCTCATGGCCATGACGGGACTATCCTTTGGCCTTGGATGCCGAAGTTATCAACGCAGCATGGTAGGTATCGGACGCCTTGAACCCCTCGCAGGCCAAATCCAAGAGGTCCTTCCACGCGCCATCACTAATGGCCAACCCGGCTGCATGTTCATTAGCTAGGATATGCGCTTGCACACACAGTGCTCGCAACCGGTCATCCAGTGACTTGATAAAGGATAGCAACTCTATCTCCCCGATAAACTGATTCCTGACCCCCTTCGATGGGTTCTCGTGCGTTGCGCAATAGGACATGGAAACAAGGGTGGTCCTATCGCGTCGGGTCACTTTGCACCCGCAGGCAAATTCAAAGATTGTGATGATCTCAGCATCTTCTCCCAAGTGATTCCTGCGTACTTTCTTCAGTATCGCCTGAGCTTCCGTGTCAAAGTCCTCTGCCCACTGTTCCGCACCCTTGCCTCCTCCGTCAATGATTTCACGCCATCTCTGGATAAAATCCAACATCTTCGGCGCGAGAACTTGCGACTTGGAGGGCACTTTAGTTTTCTTCGCCTCGTTCCCTGTTTGAGAGCTTCCCCCATTCAGATAATGCGCGTGTCGTTGTGCTTCTTCGGAAGACGCGCAATCCTTTACGGGATGCCACGTTCCGTCAGGAGAGTAAAACCCGACGGTATACAGGCCTACCTCGGATTGCAGAACGACGTAGGCCATTAGCGTGCCCCGTCCTTTGGCGCAGACGGAGGCAGGTCTTTTGGAAAAGCTTCACCGCCCCTCGTCCGCCACAGCTTGGCGCGCAGGCCATCGCCGGTAAACAATATCCGGCCCAAGATGTCCTTGTACAGGAAGATGGCAGGCATGTCCGTACCTGTGGTGCTTTTCAAATTCTCCGTCAGTTTATCCCACGCCCAGGCCGGAAAATCCTTGGCGGTGAACAAGCGGTCCCGCGCAGGGTCCTTTCCAACCGAAAATTCCGTTGTCTGCGTGATGTGCATGGTGGCGCTGACGAGGATTGGCAGCCTGCACTTTACGCACGTTCCTTGTTTAGCGCCTTCACTGTTGCCGAGGGCGAGCTTTCCCTTGTACCAAAGCGTTGCACTATCCCCATCGTCACCGTACTCGTCGAGTACAAAATCGTCGCCGGAGAAGAACTCCGTAACCGGGATGGGCTTCCTGCATGAGGGGCAAGGGTAGGTTTTCTTTTTGGTTGACATGATAGCCTCCTTAGTACAGCATCCGGACGGACAGCGACCGTGCCCAACCCTGCATGGTGGTGGCGATCCACACCTGCCCAAGATCGTTGGAGTACGCCCAGATTGTGCCCGTCAACCGCACGGGTACGCGCACACCGGCCGCGAGGAGTTTCTTCTCACACCAGACCGGCAGATCCTCCCGGCGGTACAAGTGCTCCTGCTCGCAGATTTGATCGAGGGTCATTTTCGTCGTTCCGTTCATATGAGCCTCCTTGTAGTCTCTATGGCCGTATTGTACCACGCCTTTTTCTGTTTGTCAAGTAGATATTACAAGGAGGCATTGCCCCATCCGTGTGCAAGGGCTCTTCGGATCTCGGGACGGAGGTTGGCTTTCAGAACAGGAAAGCTCATGCAGGTTGCACACCCATATTGGTCCAAGGGGGAGAACAGGTAGTGCTTAGAACTACCTGTGGCAAATACCATGAACTTCCCACCTCGCCGGTTTTGCACGACGGCGACAAATTGCTTGACGCCGAGTTCGGGACGGTTCACGGCATCCCCGGCGCATTTGGCTTCTTATCCGCGTCAAAGGTGAAAAGGCCACCTATAGCCGCTTGGACGCTTGGGAACGTTGGAAGGATATCCGTTCGGACTTCGATGCCTCCGCCGGAACGCCGGATCAGGAACGCGCCGTTACGTTCCCGGTCGGATAGATTCGTAGTCCAGTTCTTGCCGACAGAATGCAACATCTCATGCATCGCGCCAATGTTCTTCTTGTGGAGCTGCTTATGGCTGAACAGGCTGTGCGCGTACATCTGGATGCTGTTGCGTTCCCAATCTTTGGCCCGCCACAGGAAGACGTTCACAACGTCATCCACGGGTACGGAGAATGCCCTGGCGTCAAAGACGGCCAACGAGGGCAAGCATTGGGATCGGGCGTGCATGGCGTGGACCGCTGGGACAGATGGAGGCGCGTATGCACTCATCATGGGCTAAGATCACGAGCCGGGTCAGCCGTTCAAAGTCAAAGGTAGACCAGTCCCCGGAGTCGTTGACCTCCCAGCGTTCAAACGGCGTCTCCACGTTCTCTTTCTTGATCTTGGGAACATGGTGCTTGCCAAGGAATAACCGGTCCAACAAGCGCTCGGCACGTACGGAGAAGGCCTCCAGCGTGTCTGTCATTTTGCCCTCACAGCAGGCGCATCAACCATATGGGTCAAAATAACCGCAACTGCGCGCTCTGAGATTCCTTGGTCGGGTCCAAAGAGGGCACTTTTCCCAAATGAAGTGCCTCTATGACCTTAGCGTGACCAGCCGAGACGCCCAACCGAGTGGAAGGCTTAGAGGCCACCCAAGCATCCCGCACACGCGCGGAACGGGAGGAGACAATGGTGCTGACCGTATTGCCGCCGTCGTCACTCTCCACAGCGTAGAAATTCCGCTCATAGCCCTTCCGCAACCTGGACGCTTCCGCCTCCATCTCAGCGACACGCTGCAAGAGCGTCTCGTTCTCCTGCTTCAACCGCATTCCCGATATCAGCAGCAGGTCGTAATCCTTACGGGAAATCCACATAGTCCCTCCTGTCTCTATCAGAGTCGAATGATTTGTAACACGCGCTCCTGTTCGGCTTTAGTCAACTGCGCAACACCAGATGCCGATTCGTACCAGGAGGAGGCGTTGAATGTCGCAGCTCGAAATATTTGCTCCACCTGCGAGTCTATCTGGGCAGCCCGTTGCACGAAATACGCACAGGCGGCCCACAGCACGGTAACCCCATCGGGAGGTGTGCTGATATCCTGCACGGCTGGCCCGACGATAGTCCCGCAGGAAAACTTGCGCCCGAACGTGTTGCCCGAGATCCCCACCAGCACGTCCCTGTCATACGGCGCTCCACAGCGAGGACATTGTTTCATGGCTGTACTATACCATAGTTTAGCGAGTTTGTCAACTAAGACGTGGTACTCTCTTCCAGCAGGGTTACGTCAACGCCAACGGGACGGACGGTGAAGTCAATGCGGTTCCGGCCTTTGGCGCAAATAATGAACCCTTCCAGCGATGTCCCGCTGACGTGCCAGACTTTTGCAATCTGCACGCCAGGGATAGTTTCCAGTGCATCCTCCATTTTTCGCCAAGTAGTCTTAGTGGAATCTTGAAAGACAAACTTCGCCAAAGTAGCTTCCATTTGCAGTTTCATTTCGTTGAGCATAACTTGCCTCTCCTTTTCATGAACCACCTTTCTGCAATATTTTGTTAGGGAACCGCGAGTTTTTAGAAGTTCACAAACGAAGTCTATATCAGGCTCCCGCTTTAGAATCTCTTCATCCAGCGTGTACAACGGCCCGTATTTCTGGTAATGTTCACGACGCACATTGTAGAGAGAATGAGTGCAGTCGATATGAGATACCTGCTGGCCAATATCTGTAACGACCGGACCGCAGTCCCATGCCGCTCCATGTCCCATTTCGTAGAAATGAACATTTGGGTCCGGAGGAAGAGCCATGGGACCAGCGCACACGGTCTGTTGAAAGTACGTGGCCCTCCGACTCGCCTCAGATCCTCTCCAGCCACAGACTAAGCAGACCAATAGATGGTCTTGATCATTTTGGGCGCGCAAGGCCTCGTGGATACTGAATAAAACAGTTTCCGCATCACCGCTCCATACCAGCCCGTGTATGGCCGCGATCAATCCATTCCCCAAGCGCACTACGCAATTCGTATTGTATTGGCTGTGCTCACTTACGCCACGTGCGGTTGCAAGCCGTATCATGCTCTGAATTTCGGTGATAATTTCCGTTCGCGAAGGAGTAGCCCTATAGCCTGAAGGAATGTTTTCCTGAACACCATATCCTTTTTCTTGAATCTGGAGAAGAACATTATCAACATCAAGAGCAATTCGTTTTTCTCCCTTATTCAACGATAGCTTTGTGAAAAAAACCAATTCCCCGAGGCTTTTGCGTAGCTCCGCTGGGACAACAGCAAGACCGTTAGATGTAGGAACTATTAAGAATTTCATTGATCCTGGAGAGGATGATTTTCTCACTTCATAGATTAGAACTTCCATGCTTTGGGTCATCTCACGTTGCGCTCCGACGCATAAGCACAAAAAAGCCTGGGGCGACAGGGCTCCAGGGCAAAGGTAGGAAAAATAGCAGTGATGATTTGTGAGAGCTTCATTATATCACAGCCTTGGTTCGCCATCCCAAGGATAGACAACTGCTGGTTCGGGGGTACTCGACCAAGGAATCTGCACTGGAACCCAATACATTCCTCCAGGGATGTAATACTGCCACTCGAATCCTCCCGGGTAGGGAAAGACAATCCTGAGAGACCTGTAGTTTATTGGATCGGGAAACATTAACGAGGCTCACTTTCAGGCGTTGCGCTCTCCGTCACATTCTCCCGGCCCGTGCCTGTGTCTCTCGTTTTCTCCCAGACGTGCCGGTACAAATCCGCTAAGTAGCGTCGGATGCGCAGATCCACGGTGGCCTCCACCAACAGGCTGGCGCACTGACCTCCCTGTACGGCTTTGAGGGCGCGGCAGTGCGCCTTACACTGTGGACTGCACCGCAAGCGCAGGACCAGGAACCGGCTGACCGTGCGTCCCAAGATGCGTTGGCGTAGGACATAGCGGGCTAAGTCCCGTTCCCGTTGGGGGAATCCGGCCAGCACAAAGGTCACCAGTTCCCGGTTGAACGCGGCGACTTCCTCTCGGGATAATTCCGTCGGCGGCTTGATGTACTCCGGCAGGATGGGGCACCACCACTCAAACCGTCCGAATTCGTTTTTCATGGCATTGCGGCAAAGCAACTCAAGGTACTTGAATAATTGCTCCTTGGACTCCAATTGCGTGCTCAGAATCTTGGGTAATTTCTCGACAATCCGCAAACGTGCCGCCTGCATCATGTCATCGTCGGTTCCGTCCCGTACACCGGACAAACGTAGGAATGGCCGTAGGGTGGACAGGACAATCGGCTCCACATGCTCGACAAAGTCACTAACTGCATGAGGGGTTGTACCTTCTGCCTGCATCAGCAGATATACGTCATAAGCCCGCTTCAACCAAGGCATGATTACTTTGCTAATGCTTATTGGCGAAGTAGGACGACGGTGTGACCACGAGCGGAAGGTCAAAGACTGCGGGCTTGAACCCGCGCAAGTCATCCATGACTTTTTTATGCCGTCTAAGAAGGTAGGTGGTAATTTTGCGTGCTTTCATCATCCGGGATAGGTAACGATACCAGGAGCGTTGGCTATCGAAGGGGCGCAGGATATGCGAGGTTGCTCCCAACGGCTTTTGGCGGGAAGGTTGTTCTCCTCTCCGTTTGGCTAACTGACGGGCTCGATTCCGACGCTGGATGCCATTGGCTTGATGAGGGGCTCTAAGCATGAGGACTCTCCTTAAGTTTTCCTTCTACGCAACCGTCCGTGGTGCGCATGATTCTATGGGTGAGGACGCGGCGCACATAGTCCTCGTTGCAGGCAGCGATTCCCGTGCCCTCGAACGTGCCCTCCACTTCGCACACATTGTCAAAGTAAACGCCTCGGGGCAACTTGCAATGCCCGACGTTGATCTCGTGGGCTACGTGGACGGGGCGGAAGCTCTGGCAGAATCCGCACGGAACCATGGGTTGCCCAATGGGAGTATCCTGTTGGTGTGGCGTGCTTATCTGTGCCTTGAAGGCAGGCTTCTCGTTTTGGCGTTTCACCTTCCCTCCTAATTGTCCTGGGGTCCTGGTAACTCCCCAAAGGTCTGAGCGGATCCTTGGGGTGTATCCGTCTTGATTCGTTGCGCGATTTCCAGGACAGGGTTCACGGACCACAGATTATACGTCAACTCCAGCGGGCCTGGCAAGGCGCGATCCCAGAACCAGAACCCGCAGAGGTTGGTATCCCAATAGATCAGGAATTCCTTGCCGTCTACGTTGGGTTCACCATCGCATGTGACCCTCACCATATTGCCCTCGTAGATTTCCGCCCCGTGTTGATCGAATCGTCCCGTGGCCAGACGGATATCCTTGCCCTCGGGATCCTCCTCGGTGTTCAAATGCCTTGTCCAGAAGATGATATAATGCCGCTCTTTGATGGTCAACGGCTTCACACATCCCCCAAGCGAAACGCTACGCCGGATCCCGAACGATAGGCGATGTACCGACCCGGCTTGATTTGATTACCAAACCGCTTCAATAACGGCCGGGGGACCGCCGTGACGGCCCCGGATTTATTTTTACGATTGCAGTAGGATACCCGATAACCCGTAGTCCGCGCAATGCTACGCCGGATCAGGATCACGTCCCCCGGAGGCATGACCACGAATTCCACGACGGATGGAAAGTGGAGTTCCTCCAAAAGTCTGGCGTTATAGGCGATGAACATCTTAGGGGTGATGCGGATAGCCATGTCAGGAGATTTCAAGGCTTACCTCGTTTGGCACGCTTTCTTTTCTTCGGAAGCCCGTCGTCCACGTGGTCCAAGGCGTCATCCTTGGGAACGCCGAGATTGATAAACTTCTTGGAGCGGTCTTCCCATGCCGTACCTGGAATGTCTTTGGAGGTCTGTCCGCAGTAGAGGCATTCCACCAATCCACGGGCGAGATGCTGGTTGTAGCTGGTCCCCATGGGGATGGCCACCAGGAAGATGCTCTGGCAGTTGGCGCACCGCACGCTGAGCACGTAGACACTGGAATCCGTCTCAACGACTTGTGTTGTCACAACGGCTCCCAGCGGCGTCTGGCGCGGCGGGCAACTTGGCGGCTTTGCAATGTTCCGCACAGCAATAGCTCCCATTATGCCGTGTCATGTTTTCACACCCGCGAAGGGCGCATTTGCGTAGGGGCTTTTCTTTGGGGAGTAAGCGTTTCGCCATTTCGTCCACCGAAGGGCACATTGAATATAGAAAATAGAAATATGTGATTGTCTTGTCCAGGTCGGTCATGGGGCCACCGCATGCCGCTTGGCCATACGCTCCATGACCTGCATCCGGCGTTCGATGTTCTTCAACAGCGCTCGATCCTCCGGGCCGAGCGCACGTGTGTCCGTCTTTGTGTAGAGTTCAAAGAAGTCCGCCAGGAGTAGGCAGGTTTGCTCATGCGTCCACTCCGCGCCGCGCGACCATCCCACACCGTAGGCCATCAGGCAGAGGAAGAGGACCACTAAGATTTTGGCGAGCGTCCTATGCGATGTCATGATCACTCCTTGTTGGGAATATTGATCACGTGAAGGGTCAAGCAATTTAGGGCGCGTAATTGCCAGCGCATTCCAGATTGTATGTTGGTCTTGCCTCCCAGACTGGCTTCCACAAAACTCCACAGCCTGAATCTGGCCGCCGAGCTGCCCGGGTCGTTGCGTGACTCATCCCACAGTTCAAAGACCTGTTCCACGTGTTCCTGCGGGATAATGTACATCAACGGAGGAGCATCCGATGTCTTCACATCTTTGTTGTGGTTCTTCATCAAGCCCAAGACCCTCTTCCAGAACCTCACGTACATGCCGTCCTCCTACAATTTCGTGATAGTCCAACTGTTCCCTTGCGCCTTGGAGTAGATCATCCGGCATGACAACAGGGTACAGTAGAGTTTCAACTCCGACGCGGAAGCCTTGACTTGATGGGCGTGGAAAGTCCCGTGCAACACGGTCACGCCATCCTTGACGACCGTCACCTCCACATAGCCCGTGGGGAAAAAGTTAGCCAGACTACACCCTAAAAGAGTCAGGACAAGGAACAACAACGCGCAACGCTTCATACACAATCTCCTCGTGCGAACTTCTGGCACTCGCGCAGAGCACCAACAATGCGCATGACTAAAATGATAGGCCATACAGATCCAAGGATAAACGGGACCACGGCGACAACAAAGGCTTGAATAGCCCTATGCACCGGCTTCCGGCGTAAGTACGCAGGCCCCTCGGGAAGATAGTAAAGGGCGAAGATGCAGGCAACCCCGACGTAGAGTTGCCATAGAGGGATTGGCATTACTTCTTCCGGATGGCCCCCGAGGAGGTCATGCCATCGATTTCCGTGTTGAACTTCTCGACGGCCTCGGGGATACCCAGAAACACGTCTTCCTGCACCTTTTCATCCAACAATGCGCGCACGTCCTCCTCCGTCTCCCCCTCTCCCACCTCCGCCTCCATCATCGTGGACATCGTAAGGGGATGGAACGGCCGCGCCTGGATGGTCAAAGAAAAATGCTTGCTGATTTTCGTGATTTTCATGTTCTCTCCTTCATTTCATCTGCATTATACCGCATCTTATACAGTTTGTCAAGTGAGGTAAGCATGTTTCCCCACGTTTCAGCACACCAAGCAGTCCAGGATTGAATTGGGCAGGATGACCGGGAGGAGGACACGGAAAATTGATCCGGGACGATCCTGACGCGAGCCATGACCTGCCAGACCGGGTTTGCGTGCCCATCTACGCCCCCGGCTCCGGTGGTTTCTGCGCTTTCTTGGGCACGCGCTTCCGGCGAGGGGGGAGTTTGCGCCGTTTGTCCCGTTTGATGACCTTTCCGCCAAGGTCCTCCAGTACGGGGGAGACTTGCCCTGGTAGGGCGGGAGGTGTGGCTGGGGATTCGCCTCCAAGTGCCAACGTGGGAAGGTCCAACGCAGGGAGATCCCCGCCGATGTACTCCAATACGGTGGCAATGAGCTGCCGACGTTCGCCGTACACGTCCATGAGCAATTTGGCGGCTCCCTCGGCGCTGCGGAACGTGAGGGGTTTGCGCTCCCGATCCGTGCCCACGGCGTCCTCGGGGTTTTCAGGATTGTTGGGCCGGATGGCCGCCAGGGACATTTTCTGGAGTTCAGAGAGATCCCGGTCCATGTCCGACAACGTGCGCGCCAGCATGGTTCGCGCGCGCTCCTGCATGCCACGTTTGATTTTTTTAAGGAATCGGTCGCGTTTGCGCGTCCAGTCCAGGTTATCCTTCCAAAAGTACACCATCCGCTCGTTCAGCCCCAGCGTCCGGGCGATCACGGGCACGCTTTGCAAGGCCGTGCAGTACAACTCCTCCGCTTTTAGCTGGTTGAGTTCGTCGGCGCTGTCCCGCATGCGTCTTTCTCCCGGCGGCGCTCCTCCAGTAGGTCCTCCACGCCCAATTCCACGACCGGGGTCAAGGCGCGGAAACTCGCGTTCAGCCGGTTCTTGAAGGAAAGCATGGTCACCTCATTATCCCCGCCGACCAGGGACTCCACGAGACGAAGGAACCCACCGGAGCCGGATGCGATGACAAAGGCCGCATAGGGATCCGTCAACAGGGAGGTGATTTCGCCCGTCATCCACTCCGACCACCGGATACCATCGCCTCCAGCGGCTGCGGCCAGGTTCACGTATTTCTTCTTGACCCGATAGCCCAACGCTTTGAGCATGGTGACAAACCGGGAACTGTCAAACTGATCGGACACGGCGACAAACGCCACCTTCACCACGTCCCGACCGTGAACTAATTCCGCCACACGCTTGTCGAGCTTCTGATAATCCAGCCGCGCCCATTCTCCGCTCAATTCCCGCGCGGAATAGAACAACTGCTGGCAATCCACCAGGACCAAGACCCGCCCGTTTCCCTGCACGTTAATTTTCCTTTCGTGGCGGAAAGGGAAGCGGTGCTGGTGAGGCTTGTTCCGCCGCTTCCAATTCCTCCCGTGTCGTAATGACCTGGACGCCCATGTCCTTTGCCAGCGCCTTCAACCGTTCCCGCTCCCGTTCGACGTTGAACTTAGCAATGCCCTTCACGTCCACCCATTGCACACCCAACCGGGTGCTGAGGCCGTGTTGTGTGTGCGCGTAGGCCTTGAGAAAGATAGGCAACGGGCACATTCCGTAGTATCCCAAACTGAATACCTGGTCAAAGAGAAGGGCTTCATCCTTGTAATCATCGAACTTGAACACGGCGAACACGGGGAACAAGGGACGGCCCATAACAGCCAGCGGAGCATGGCCCTCAGGGCACTTCGTGCGCGTCTCTTCCAGAACTTTAATAGGGAACCAGGAATCCGCAGTCTCCTGGAACGGACCCTTGAAGAGGTAATCGAACGACCATTGCCGGACGGTTCTGTACTTGCACTCGATGAACAGCGGACGGTCCCCGGTATCGAACACGCCGTCGCCAAACAGGATATCCGACGCATTCAAAGACCGATGCCCTCCGGACAGCGGCGTACGGAAACACTCCTTCTCGTCCAACTTCCAAGCATCCCGGATCAGATGATACACAATCCGTTCAAATGCGTTGCCGTGCTGCTTTGCCCGACGCCCGGATGCACTTCTGCTATGGTCTTTTTTGCGCGGCATGATCTTCCTTTTTCTTGCGGTCGTTCTCGAAACGCACCGCACCCAGTATAGCATACCCAGCAATATCGCTAAACGGATTTTCTCCAAACGCATCCATACGACGTGAGGCGATCCGGAATAACTTGTCTATTGTCCGTACTAGGAACAGGAGGTCATCGTACTTCTCCACGGGCACACCGTCCGGGAATAGGACTTCTAAAATCTTCCCTGACTGACCAAATGCATCGCCATACGCGATATTCTTACTCTCCACGAGCTTCCCTATCTCCTCCCCCATTGCCGCATACGGTCCTAAGAGCAAGCCCTCAGGCTCAGGGTCTATTTCAAAGCCGCCTCCAACGGGGTGCATGCGCCCAACGTCGCTACTCATGGCCGCCCCGCGCCCCTTGCGCTTGATCCGCCGCCCGCTCCATCTTGGTGACAAACTCTCTCCAGAAGTAGGTAAACGTGCGGCCGTACTCCTTCCGTGCGATAGCAATGGGATGCCGCGCGTCCAGCAGTCCAGCGCGCACGGCATCATCAATCTTCTCCGCCAAGGAATCGGCCGCCACAAGATCGGTCAGTATGCGCCCCATCTGACGGTATAACTTCTGCTCCTCACTCCCGTCCGGCGGCGTAGACGCGGGATCCACAGATGCTGGTACGGAAGGCAACGTAGTCAAATCAACCATTGAACTCTCCTTAACTGGCCACGGGAATGGAGTGGGTTGAAGATATGCCCGTGGGGTCTTTGACACACTCGATGTGTTGGTCGTACTGAATGGTATCTTCGGGAACATGGGTCACCACAAAGACCTGACCCTGCGTCCGCATGGAGCCCACGGCGTCCGCCACGCTGTCCCGGCCGCTGCCGTCAATTTTGTCGAACACTTCGTCACTGATGAGGAAGCGGAACCCATTGGGAAAGGATTGGCCCAATTTCCACAGGCCGAAAAGCACAATCAATACAACCCGGCGGCGCTCCCCTGAGGACAATTGCTCGTAGAAGTACTCCCGGTTATTAGCCGTGCGTAGGCATTTGATTTCAATCTTCCCCGTACTGCTGCCCGTGCGCTCCAAAACAAAGGACACACGGAAGCTGGGGAACGTCTGCGTCAACTCGGCCAATGTCTCATTGAGCACGTCGAGCACCCGTCCCAGCCGCCACGCCCTGAACCCACCGGCACCAAAGTGTTTTTTCCAGAACAAATACGGTTTGATGGCTTCCCGTTGCGCCACCAAGGCTTCGCGCAAGCGCGCGCGCTCCGCGTCCAATGCCTCAACTTGTTCCAAGTTTTCCTTAAGGGATTGTTCATAGTCCGCGACGGATTTTTTCAGCTCTGCCAAGGTTGTCGTTCCACGCTGAATTTCACGCTCCAAGGATATCTTCGAGGAAGTCTCCGTGCGGATGGAGGACTCTCGGGTTGATCGCTCATCGGACAGGCGCTTGCGCGTCTCCGCGAGGATACCCAACGCAGAGGCCTTGCGTTGAAGAATGGCGTCCCGCCTGGCCTCAATCGTCGCCCGTTCCGTAGCCAAGGCCTGCCCGTCCTGAATCTGCTGCGTCGCCAACGCCTCCACGTTAGAACTCGCGGCGCGTACAAGCGCAACAATGGATTCCAGTTTCTCCTCAAAAGCATCTTTCTCCTGCTGGAGTAGGGCGAGATGGTTCTCCTTGTGTGTGGCATCCACGGCCTGTTCGCACGTCGGACACGTCGGCCCCAGCGCTTCATACCGGGTGATGCGCGCGCCCACGGCGGTAATTGAGCCTTGAATGCCGCCCTGGTCCCGGATCAATGCCTCCTTATCGCTGGTGGCTTTCCGAATCCGGTCCGCGTACTTCGTCGGAAGACCCTTGATCCGCCGGTCCACGTCCGCCAGCATTGCCGGAGACGCTGTGTCCTGGATTTCCTTAGTGAACCGTGCCTCCGTGTCGGCGATCTGTGCGTCCACGCCTTGTAATACGGCCAGGGATTCCGTCTGCTCCGCTTCCAGTGCGGCCACGACATCCACGGAGACACGATAGCTGGCCTGGAGGGAGTCCAATGCCGCCTGCGCGGTCACTTGGGCCGCCGCCACGCTCTGCGGATCGAATTTCTCCGCCAAACTCTCGCCGACCTGGATCAGCGTGTCAACCTTCGTCTGATTCTTCTCGCTATCCCTCTCCAGATCGGATATCCTCTTCTCAGCGCGCTCGATTTCCCCCGTGGCCGCATTCAAAGCCTTCTCCACGCGCTCCGCGCCAATGATCTTTTCCAAATGCTTTTGCCGCTCCGCCGGTTGCGCCGTCACAAAGGACACGGCAGTATCATCGAAGACGTTGCAGATGGAGAAGAGGGAAAACGACAGCAGGCTCACGGGACGCGAGGTGACCAGGACCGAGGACTTGCCACGTTTCTTCGTGCGCTCAAAGACCAACGGACGCGGGTCGCTATCGTCATGGAATTCGGCGCGTCCGTACGCCTCGTCCTGGTCGTCTCGGATCAAGTCATTGGCGCGGGTTCCCCGTAAGTTTTCATCATAAACGATGAAGGACAGACCCTCGCCGAGCATTGTGCTCTTTCCACTGCCGTTGTCATCCTGACCGGGGTCAAATTCGTTCTTGCCAGATACTTTGACGGCTCCCGTCGGAGGAAAAGACTGGTCCACGGACCCAAACGGCCCGAAGTTTTTCAGAACAAGCCGCGTGAGGGTCAGCATGCTATTTCTTCACGACGCCACAGGCGCACTCACAGTAATCGCAAGCGTACACTATGGTTGGCCCATCAAACATCTCTACCGTCGCGTGGTATACGCGGGATTGGCAACAATCGGAGACATAGCGGTCGTCGGACCACTGGACGCCTGATGCTCCCCATTCGCGCAGAAGGCAATCCACATCCGCTCGGCTGCGGTGAATGGGGACCAACGTGTTACGGGCGAATGTGGTCAACGCTATACCTCCAGCAGTTTCAATCCCGTGTTCAACACGAGAGCGGCGTCTTTCTCCTTGCATACGTTGCCAACGTAGGAGGACAAATCCTGCTCAATAGGAGCCAACAGGTCCGAGGGCTTTCCCACGGTTTGCGTGTCGGCGAGGAATAGGCTCCCCTCCCACGCGACAAATGCCTCGATGCCCAACTCCTGCACACGGGATTCAAATTCCGGCGTCCTGGGACAACGGAAGAATCCCACTTTCTCCCCCGGCGCGTATAACTCGTCCGGCGACACAAGCGCAGGATGGAAAAATGGCCCAAGCGGATTATTGATCGGCGTCACATCCACCTGGCCCGCGTCCGGGATGTCCACGATGACGCCGCCAATTTCTCCAACATCACCGAAGGTATGGTGACAGGGAGGGCCAACATACACCCAGGAACACCGGTCCGGGATGTCCAGCAGCATGCGGTGATGAATATCGCCCGAGATGAATGTCGTTCCCGCGCGCGCCACCTTCATCAACTCCTGCACGTCCACGCCCTCCGGCAAGGTCGCGCCCGTGGCCAACGGAACTCCCGCCAACGGTTGATGGCAGATCACCACGTCCGCCTCGTCCACACCCGCCTCGGCCAGCATGCGCGGAAAATGCTCATCAGGGACCCACGGCATCACAAGTAATCGGCGTCGGCAACTTTTCAGCGCGGGCACGTAGACCGTCTGTTTGGTGTCGGACGTGTAGGACACAACACGCCAAGGGTCAAATCCAATCAGCGGAGCTTCCGTGGAGTAGGCATCCGGCCAAAGGGACCGCTCCAGAACAACGGAATTTCGGGGAGCGACCAAGCCCACCCCACTCAGGGTGTTATCCCGGCGGCCCGTGATAAGGTCGTGGTTCCCATCCATCAGGAACAGGTTCACGCTATGAGAATGTACAAGGTCCCAAAGAATTTTACGAATGAGCACCAGGACATGCCCCGATGTTTTCTCGTGATCCGCCAAGATATCTCCAGCCAGAATGATATCCTGTGCTCCCCGTGCCGCACACTGGCCAACCACATAATCCAACGCGCGCGCAATCAACGCCATCCTGGGCGGCATGCCAAGGATAGGAAAGGGAACCGGGACCGCCCCGAATTGACGGGACGGCCCCAGGTGAATATCCGTGATGACGCCAAACCGATAGGTCACTCATTTGCCTTTTTTCAGCGCCGCCATTTTCTCCTGAAACTTGCGCTTTGCTTCGCTCAACTTTTCCGTGGGAACTTGCGGAACCGCCGGAGGTGCGGCAGGCCCGGACGCAGTTGGCGAAGCAACCGGAGGAAGAGGGGGCTTGGGGGCCTCCACAGGAGGAGCCACGGGAGCAACCGGTGCCGGAGGCGCGGGGGAAGCGGGAGGCCGCACCACGCGCGGAGGAGGGGGAGGCGTGGAAGGAGCCGGGGGAGGAAGGGGCGGAGGGGCCGCTCCCATGTCCGCAGGGGAGAAGCTATCCGCTCCGCCGTCGAGAATCGCCATGATCTCATCCGGTTCCTTCGGACAGTACGCGCGCGTTAGGTCCGGGAGATCGGCCAAGATAGCCTCGATTTCCTCCTGTGTGGCTCCAATGGAGGTTTTCTCAGGGCTGGGACGGAAATCGTATTCCGTGTCGATGCCCTGTCCCGGTCCGCGTTCCATCGTCCAGTCCCGGCCCTCATAGGGATCCAGGATATCCCCCCACGCGGGGTCGCAAACGAATCCCACGATCTTGCGGAAGAACTTGGGAGCCAAGTCCCAGCACAGGGGCTTGGGATCCCCGTCCACGAGAACCACGAAGGCATACCGCTCCTGGGCCAGCATGCCTTTGCCCAGGCGTTTCTCCTTCTCGTCCGTCGAGCGCATCAACTCCTGCGCCACTTCGTCAATGGGACAGTCGGTGGCGTGGATGGTCCGTCGGCAGAGAATCGGAACCTTCTCCGTTCCGATGTTGGAGTGTTGGTAGAACGGGAGGTAGAACTCCTCCACGTTCGGACGCTGGAGAATGCGGATGGTGTGCGTCGCCCCCGGTTTGGGCCTGAAATACAACCCGCCACGTTTTTGCGAGGAATCCAGGCGCAGTTTTAGAGCCATCAACTTTTCACGATTCATGGTGACCTCCTATCGTTTGATTACGGGATCGAGATACTGTTGCTCGTGGCGCTGCGTCGCGCCCAGGGAGATCAGCATCTCGGATTTTCGTTCATAGGCGCGAACACAGGCCGTCAGGACGTTGACGAGGTAGGCCAGATGCGCCACGGAACGGAGCTTCTCGTTGTACTTCGGGTCCAAGCGCATCTGCTGCTTGACCTGCGTCTCCGTGCATTTCGTTCCCATCCCCTCCCGGATCGGACCCGCCAACCGGGCCTCCAACTCCTCGCATTCCATTGTGTCCAGTTCATGCAGGCGTCTGGTCTCGGCCAGTTTCAACGACCATCCGCAATACATGGCGCTGTACGTGGAGTACTCCAAGCTGAGGTTGGTCGTGTCAATGGCCAACTCCGCGTTGACTTGCGCAAGGATTTCCTGCGCGTCAGCCGGAATTTCCAGTTCATTGATTGGTTCAGGTTTGATTTTCATGGTCTCTACTCTCCTTGTTAGGTCTGGACTATACCACACTATTTCACTTTGTCAAGAGGCAAAATTACGTCATCGGTCCTCCTCCGCCACAAGTTGCTTAATCTGCTTGTGCAGGCCAACGACAGTGGCCAGCAGAGTAGCCGACTGAGCCTCCAAACTCCGCAGTTTGGCTCGTTTGGACGTTGGCGAGCGTTCTATGAGCCGTATATCCGTAGGTTCCGAGGGGGCAACCAAAGCATCCGGTGCGATAGGAAGCAATGGTTTCTTGGGTTGCCCTTTGTCAGGGGGGGGGGCTT